CCCTGAAGAAATAAGCAGGTTCAAACATGTCTGGATTTTCTTCCATCTTAGCTGCGAGATCATCTGGAACATCTTTAGGTTCGTATTTCTTAACGTTTACACCGTAAGATAAGAGCAAGTCTACGTCTTCTGGTTCAACTTTGACGTTAAAATAACGATCGCCTGCACGATTGTATTTTTCTTGACGCCCTGTAAAGTTACGAGCGAAGAGAAAATCTACTTCTTCCAGAATAATCTGGGAATCTGAAATTTGTGAAATCTTTGTCATTAGTATGTCCTTTCTATTCTGACGTTAGTCTGACATTGTTTTCAAAAAAAGAAGAGAAGAGAACAAATCAGCAGAATTTTGTTCTTCCTCTCTATTATGTGCCATGTAAATCCTGCGAAGCCGAAAATCAACCTGCGGGAAAATTCAATCACGCATTCTCAGGAGTTTTGATTTTGAGAGTACCGTGATTGATAGAAATAGTTTTTACACTTGGATATTTGTCTTGGAGCTCGAGAGCGTCAACATAGTCCTTAGGCATGTCGTCAACAATATCTTTGATATCGCCAACTTTCATAATTTTCTTAAGACCATCTACAGCAATCTTGTCGTAGAAGCTAAAGTCTACGTCTTCAATATCAAACTTGTCTGTTTGTTTAAACAAATATCCTTTCGTTCCAGTGATGGACTTGAAGTTTTCATTGTCTTCTGTCCACATACATTCGGCGCCAGTCTTAGATGCATAAATTGAGCCAACCTTACCAACGAATTCGTCACCGAGATAAATATGACCTTTCGATTGTTTGGTGATGAAGAAATCTTTATCGACCAATTCTTCTTTAGTCCATACTCGTTTCAACGAATATGTGTTAGCATACTCAGCACCTGTTGGAGACCAAGCATCATTTTCAAGTTGAGCAATATAAACCGCGTTGTTAATCAAAGCCATACGTTTGTAAGTATGCTCGTGTTCAAAGCGATATTTGTATTTCTCTTGCGCACCGAAGGCTTCAACAAATTTGATGATCTTCTCATCTGCATTTGGAATCTTAACGGAGTCGGTCTTAATATGACAGACTTGATATCCTTGCTCTTCAATAGCAAATTTCAAATCGACCATAAATAAAGCTCCACGTTTTGCAACGATGTTATCAATATTGTCTGGGTGTTTGAACTTGTTGTCAAATTTAGCAGAGGTCATACCATAAACTGAGTTGATTACAATCTTCAATGCAGTTACCAAAGGTTTGAGATATTCTGGATTATCCAAGAACGGAGCCAAGACGCCATCAAACATTTGTTTAACTTCATCAATCTTGTTATGCTTCAACAACACACGAACTTTAAGCAAGTCAGCATAGCGTTGAGTATATGGACCAAAGTAGTTCATATTTACAAGAGAGTTAGGATGCATTGACTCGACATCGAGCAAAGCAATATTCTTGTACACTCCCGGTTCGGCATATACAAATCCACCTTCACCAGTTTCGAAGCCACGGTAATATGACTTACCGAATTCATACTTGTATCCTGGGAATATGGTTGCAAGTTTGACATAATTAAATTTGTCTTGTGGACGTGGGTCATCACCAAAGATAAATTTAGCTGTTAATTGGTTGTTGGTTGCATTCATTGAGCCTTTAGCAATTGTAGCCAAGATCTCACGCGCAACGTAATCGGCATAAATAGCATCGAACAATTTCTCAGTTGCATCAACGTCATTAGCACAGTAATCAACTACAACTGGAATTAACTCTTCAGGAACTGGTTGGTCCCATGGAATTTCCATCTCAACGTGTTTGATACCAAGATCAACTTCCCAACGTTTAAGCGATTGTTTCTTCTGAGCGTACTCATAAATATCGGTGTAGCTTAATTCGTAAGCTGCAGCATACATTCCACTCTTCGCATTTTTTTCGTTGACAATTCTATATGACTGACGGAATAACTCAAGATTGTTACATCCGAGTAATCGTGCATAGAGAATATGGTTGTCGTATCGTCGGTTGTTAAATCCAACGATAGGGAAGCTTAACAAATATTCAATCTGGTCTGGAGTTGGGTTAATCCATTTTGTAAATTCGTCATCATGGTATTTCTTCCAGACGACTACAAACAGATTAGGATATACCTCAATATCGAAGAACACCAATTCTTCTTTTGGATATATCTTGGTGAAGTTTGTGAGCTTGTCTTCGGTTGTCCCCTCATCATCTCGAATAGACGACCACGGAATCTTTTGAAATACCGCAACACAATATTCTTTGTTGTTGGTCGAACGTAAAGCTCGAAGAAATACGTCATGCTTCAAATCCGTCAAGTCATATTCCAGACCCATATCAAAAGCTTTCTGAATTTCGTGAGCAATAAAATCAATAGTCGGTTTGGTATTTGGGTGACTTGGTTCTTTACCCTCAATCTGTCCCAATTGCCTCTTAACAAAATTACGCAACGTCTTTTCTGTATATGTGATTTCTTTCACATGCTCATACATTTCCTTATCCTTTCTCTCTTTCAACGGCAAGCCCGATGAAATATGAGATGGTTGTAAGTTGTTGGATGCTTTGTCTATCCGTCTCAAAGAGGCGTTGCCTTTGTACACTTTGATCTCAATATGCTTATTGACCAAATTATTTAACTCATTGACATTACCGTCATAGATATAATGCAAGTGAATACCTTGTCCCGATTTAGAAAGTTCGGCATAAGTCGGTGGAAATTTTGAAGCTGCTTCTTTGTTCAACTCCAAATTCTTATTACCGTCCTCATCTTTCAAATCGAAGTCAATGATAATATGATTAAGTGGAACCTTAACCCAATGCAATTTACTCGTTTTAATATCAGACAAGGTTGTCACGACATTATCCCATTTTTCTGATGGGTTACCATTACGTAAGGCTAACTGAGCAGGATATTCGGCTGCTAGTTTATTAAACACCTCGTTATGATAATTGAAATCTAACCAGTCGTCTGGAATAACAGTATCATTAGCCTCGGTTGTACCAACGACACCTTCAGGAAATGCAACATTCCATCGGAACCCTTTGAAATAATTGTTAACACGCATACCATCGATATGACTATCTTTAAGCATTGTGTCAAAATATCTAAGAGCCTCTCTCTTGATAGTTGCTTTATATCCGTCGGTCTTCCAACCCATGTCTTCCAGATACTCACGATATAACTCACTGATTTGTTTAAGAGTTATCCCATGTTGCATATGGATTGCATTGGTTCGCATGAAGTCAAAGATATGGTCGGTCTGTTCTGCCATGTCAACATCGAAATAATCGTCATAGTAATCAAAACCCAATTCTTCAAATCTTTGAATTGCCATGTTAGCAATATACGGAAGCTCGTACTTGATTTGGGTCATGAGTTGATTATACTTAGTATGACTGACTTTTTGTCCACTTGGGTTAACGACAATAGCTCTTCGAGTAATACCAGAGTCTACGTTTCGAACTTTATAACGTTGGTTAGAGGCTGTGATTAACAAACCAATAAATTTAACATCATAAGGTTCTTTAAATTTCTTGTTGACAGATATGGTTTCATGACTCGTCAGTTTCAATAACGGAGTATCGTTATAAATATGACTGATGTCAGTATCCTCGTCAATCAACAATGGAACTTCTTGAATTTGTCCTGTTGCAAATTGGTCCGAACTAGTCAGCAATTTCAAATCAATGGTTCCACAATATTCCTGAAACAGCATTCGGAATATTTTTAAGACAGTACCTTTACCGCTACCTTTCGAACCGTACAAATACATGAATTTCTCAATCTTGTACATGTTGTTCGTAAATAACGCGCCCATGAACCAAAGGATTTTATCCAACTCCTTGGGAAGATATAAGGTACCAATCAATTCTTTAAACGCAACGGCGTCACCTTCTTGTGGTGAATATGTCAATTGCGTTGTGGCGTAATCCCTTCTCTGCATCTTGTGATCTGCAAACAAAACTTTCTGGTTGAAAGAAATCTCACTAGCTTCACAAGCTTTACAGAAATCTGCAAATAAACGAAACTTCCCGGCAGAAGCTTTTCGAATCTCTTTAACATCAATTCTCAGACCAGGACGTCCGTCTTCTAATTCTCTTGCCTTACGCCAAAGCAGAGAGTCAATATCATAAAATAGGTTTTTCTGTTTAGTGTCCCAGAAACTTCCATTCCAATATGCATAAAACTTGGAACCTTTAACAACCAAGTCTTTAGCATCGCCAAATATAAAGTCAGGAGAAACCTCATAATCAACGGTACGATTGTTGGAAGTGAACTTTTTCACAGACACATCTAAAAAATCCACTAATTTTTACCTCCTCGTGCCTCACACATGTTTTTGCCCGCATTTCCCTATTGTTATTATATACAGTACACTTTTTAACTCATTCCTATATACAATAGAAAATGTGAGATTTTCCTGTGTATTTTCGGTTTTTTTATGTTTTCCCCATGTTTTTTCGTGCAGTTACCTCAAATATTATAGTAAAATTTCGTGCTGCCCGTAAAAATTTTCATGTGCTGCACAAAAAAAAACGTGCAGCTAAACACCCAAATTTGACCAATTTTAGGTCAAAATCCATCAGTTTTCCTCAAATATTATAGAAATATCTAGGCAATATTACATCAATTTCAGAGTAAAATCCACCCAATTTCCCAAAATATTATAGCAAAATACTATCATTTAGACCTCTTAATCCACGAAATTTCGACCCTATTTACCAATTTGTTATCCGTTTGATACCTGTCAGCAACCCTAACAAGGTACTCAAATCCACTAATTTTAGCCCGAATAACCTCTCCATAAAGTGTGGTAAGGACCGGATTTCGGCTCAATACAAGCTTCCATCCAGTCACTAAACCTTTCTTATCATGAATATAAACCGCGTCAAATGAGTCGAGGACTATAGGATTTGTGTTCTTTTTACCCATAGTCACCCCAGATTATTTACGTGTATTTTCAGTATCTGTGGTAATCTTACCGTCAGGCTCAACCGTAAATGCTGGCTTAGTATCAAGACGTCCATCAGGAAGTAGTTTATACCAACCATCGTTGTAGCGGATAAATTGATCACTGATCATATTACCATCTTTAGGATCAAGGTAGAACCAGTCGTCGAAGTATTTCACCCAACCGGTCTGCATTGCTCCATCACGGTTGAAGTAGTACCAATAACCTTTGATTTTCTTCCAAGACGTAGCCATGTAGCCGTCTTTATCAAAGTGATACCACTTACCATCGGTGTGTTTCACCCAGTCTTCAGCAACCATATAGCCCTCAGAATTGAAGTAGAACCATGAGTGATTTTCTTCAATATACTCGAAACGAGAAGCAGGATATGTGCCGTTACCACGCGCCCACCAGAAGCCCTTAGAGTCTTCTTGCCAGCCTTTCTTAACTGGTGTAGGGGCAGCGTCATTGTTTGTCAAGCGGTAGATGTAGTAATATGGACGTCCAGCATAATTCCAGCGTTCGTCGTGGTCATTTACGGAAATACCATCATAAGGATAGTTACAGTGGATGATGTTGTCTCCATCGATGAACATACCAGTATGTCCGAAGGCACCAGCAGAATACCCACGACGTCCCCAGATGAAGATATCCCCACGCTTAGCTGTGAACGGTGTGTTTTCGGAAATCAATTCATAACCGTTGTCAATGAGCCATTGGTGCTCATATTCAGTGTTTACAGCCCATCCAGCTGAAGCAGCTCCAGCGCTGCGTAGTGCGTAGTATACCGATGATGAGCAGTCATAAGAGTCATCACCATCACGAGATGTCATACTGTAGGACACTTGTCCTTTACGTGCGTACATCCAGTCAATTGCTGTGTTAATATCAATTGTCATTTTGTTTCTCCTTTTGTTCAATAATATTACCCGAATGATAGTATTCAGGTCTAAAATGTGGTGGAATGTGTTTGAATTTACCTATAGTCTCATGAAATGAGTTCTCTTCGATACGTTCTTCCACAATCCCGAGAATTTCTCTCATATTTTTCCAAGTTCCTTCGTCAACGAAGTGTATTATATTTCCTTCTCGGTCAAATTTTGTTGTTCCAGGTTTACCCGGTCTTATTTCGCCACGGTATCCGTAGCAAGGTTCAAGCGATTATGCCATTTCTTAAGATGTTCCTTATCTTTTTAAATTGAGCATAAGCCATACCCTTAACCATGAAATGAATATTGAGTTCCACTGTCTTGATTATAGATGCACACATATTGTTATCAATTCCAGTATGGTCTAAACCGTGTTTGAATTCTTCAAGCTTATCCATCTCATAGATATACTGTGACATAAACTCAATTTGATTCTTAACCAAGGTCAGATAATGCGCATAATGATCAAAATCTTTAGATTTCTTCATAAGTTCGTAGTATTTCTCAATTTCATTGAGATATCCTCGTATAGACCTCTCACCGCTATAAAATTTACTCATGATCAAAATCCTTCATTTTTAATACGTTATTCGCAACATTAATAAAATGTTCCAATTCTTCCTTACTTAAATTAGGAATAAGACAGTCCAAAGCTACCATAAGATCATACCCATTTACAGCTTCAGATGTTTTGGATTTGTAATCCAATATAGCTAATGGAGTAATATCAGTCTTACCAGCACCGCTTGTTAGAAGAACTTTAATATTTTCATTTTGCTTAACGAACAACTTCTCCAGTTCCTCATAGATATTTTTAGGTTCTTCATTCGTAGGCATAGAGACCTCAGGAATATGGCCCGGTTCTAAATCAAAACAATCCATACCAGTCAACCTAGACAATATAGCTCTGGATTTACCATTGCCTCGAGGAAGTCTATATCCACTAACTCCATGAGGGTTATTGATATTTTCTTTTAGGACCGGTTTAAATATTGACATAGGAAATAGATCACGAATTGATGTCGCGCCAATCTCAAAAACGTCAATTACATCTTCTTTCAGAATTTGATAGTATATGTATTCACCATTTTTAAATGTTTGAACTTCAAAATATTTGTCTTTTGGCCAATAGTCAATACTATAGACATCGCCAAAAATTAAATCATAAATATTACCTTCAGGACCAACAAACTTAACCATTAGTTTTACGGGTTCTTCATATGTTACAGAGCTATCGTAAATAACCTTATTTAGAAGAATAGACTTCTTATTTCGTTCGTGAGCATGAGATTCTTTACCATTAACTATGCCAAAACTTTTAATTTCAACACTTTTACGATTTTTAAGTATAGACATAGCGTCCTCCTACAGTCTAAACGGGAAAATCATTCCAAGAAAAAAAACAGTACGTTTGCGTTCAGGCTCTTCTTCTGGTTCCTTTAGATCTTCTAAAACTTCGTCTGGAATATGAAATTTCTTGTTTAGGAATTCAGATTTGTTATCAACACCCGGGAAATTTTCAGAATCAATTTCATACGCAGCAGCTACGATAGATTCAAGAATGTCTTTCTTTTCATCTACATGTAATTCTGTTGATGTATTAACCATAATAGTGATTGTAGCAAAGTCTACCAAACCCTTTAAGACGATTTTTGCAAGTTGATTACAAACTTCTTTTTTTCGGTCCAGACAATCTAGTTGAGCGCCGATTGGTACACGGTTATCACGAAAAACAAATACAGTCGCATATAAATCTTTGAGAAGATGTTTTACTGTATCTTCAGGTCGGTTAAAGAGCTGGTGGATTAAAACATCGGGATTTAATCGTACATGTTTTTTAATTAAAGAGACCACGCCCTCTTTTGAAATTGGAGCATCATTAATTATAACACGCAGACGATTTATGATTTCTTCCAGTTCCTTATGATCTGCTTCGGTCATCTTGAATTCTTCAATTTTGTGATGGAATTTTTTGACCTGTTTTAAAAGAGAAACGACCTCATAATCTAAATCGGAAAGTTTTTCAGTAAAGTTATCAATTTCCTCCCGTTCTTTTTTAAGATAGTAAACATAGCGCATAATAATCCCATAAATCCAGTCCTTAAGTTCATATGGTATATCTTTACGAGTACACATATAATTATTAATAACCGCACCACCCTCTTCGACCGTTTGTGATTCTACAATAGCCTTAGCAATAAGTCCTGCTTCGTCCGAAACATCCATTGGTACAAGCATTTCGTCTTTTTCAATCTTCATTTGGACAACTCTAAAAATATTTGATAGCATATTAAGTACATAATTTCTAGGGTCAATATTTTCTACTTTACTAGGTATGCGTTTATTAAACTCTTTTTCCATTTCAGCACTACTCGACATAACGTTTTTCGCATCTTGGACATTATATTTAATAACATCAATCATATCAGGACCACATGAAGTTTCGCCATCTTCTTCGCGAACTCCCTTTAACCAGCACGCAGTCATAGCAGCATAGTTAGATAGGTCCTCAAGGGTGTCTAGGAGGCTCTCAGAGCCCACCTGCTGCGTTTTAGACTCGTCCGTTAGGGACTCTAATCGCTTCATCTTATCGCTCATACGGACGATGCTAGCGACGATTCCGAACTGGTCCAAAGACTCCTCAAATGAGTTACCATAGTCGTGATTTTTACGACAGAACGTGTCATATTGCCCGTCGTATTGAGTTTTCATTGTTTGTTGGTTTACTTTAGCCATTTTTATACCTTCTTTCCTATTTGAAATCCGTATCATCGAGATAAACATTGAATTTGGATATGTTGACCGTTGGGATATAAGTCATAACTTCCCTAGTGCTTTCATCTTCGTAATTCTTATACCATTTAATAACCAGAAATTGGTCTTCGAAATAATGTTCGATTACGTCAAAGAATAGACCTGGAGTGTATAGAATGTCATCATGATAATCGATATCGATAACTTTTAGTTTCTGTTCTATAAGTTTCATTGTTCACTTCTCCTCAATATTAATAATATCATCTTTATGAATTCTATACACAATAGACTCATATCCAAATTTAGACGTTATCTCTAACATTTGACTCACGTCCCAAAATCCCACAGTTTTGACATTGTGGAATTCTGTAGTCTTCTCTTCGTCGGTATCATCAAGATATGTGACCGAGATTTTTGTTGGCTCGCCAAATCTAACAAATCGTTGGCTTATGAGGCGCTTTAACAACGCCCCATTGCCTTGTTTGAATGGAACCGCAAATCCTCTTGTAGGTCCAACAGAATGACTTTTTATACTATATGATTCACTCATGAGTTACCTCATTTTTCTTGTAGTCAATCACGCGCCAACGTAAAGCTTCGTGTTTTGGATATTTGATTTTCGTACCACTAGTGTATGTTACAGTCAACTCACCTTCACCTTCTACAACATCAACGACTTCGTTGTCTAGATGGAACCTGTATGGACCGTCTTGAAATTCACGTTCAATAACGTAGGAAATATTTGGATTACCCCAGTACGGTTGGTAAACATGATCGTAACGTCCTAGGTAATTGTTTAGATCTCTAGCATTGACAAATGCCTGAATATCAACAATATAGCGGCGAGCTATTGTCGTAGTCATTTCGACCACCATACAATCCTTAGTCAACACGCGGTGATCGATATGCAGAAAATCATCTGTTAAATGATAGTCTTTAACATCTAGAAAGATTTCGCCACCCATAGGATTTTCGGCCTTATACGATTTCGTGAGTGTTAAATATAGTGCTCCCATTCTTATGCCTCCCAGTATATCTCACCGGCTAAGAATTTCTTGACTTGCTCATCAGTGAATTGGTAGTAAGATTTCAGGTCTTCAATATATTGGGTGAAATACTCAATATTTTCCAATTCTAAGCCTTCGTGTTTAACTTTGTAAAGAACAGACCAATCAAAATATCTAACATCAATAGGCCAACCCAAGGTTTTGATCAGAATGAGAGGAAATTCAACACGGTTTTCTTTAATTTCAATAGATGTAGTAGCATGAATATCCCAACCAGTGAAATGGTCAGCAGGGATTACATCAAGACCAGCAGCTTTGCGTAGATCGGCTACAGATACATATCCACCATTAGCTAGAAGACGAACTACACCATCTACCCATGTATTCATTTGACCTTCTGCAGTAGAACCATATCCGTCAACACCAATATTAGCCATTGCTTTAGCTTGTGCCTCAAAATGTTTCAATTTCAAAACAGGAACACGTGTGATGTCAAATTTCAATTCTTTCATTTTACTTTTACCTCATTAATTCTATTTTTTGTAATCCTCAATATAATCGGGCATATGTCGTCTTTCATAGTTAAAATAGTTTTCTTCTTTCATTCCGGATAGAGTGAAGTAATCAACTAAAAATAACTCATCTGCTGTTGGTTTGTGTGCTGTAAATGGAATTTCACCAAACATGCATCTAAGAAAATCGTTACCTTCGACATATATTGTTGTATGCAAATCCTCACATACAAAATGAGTATCATCAAGTTTAAATCTAAAGACTTTGAATAGACCTTTAGATATAGATTCTCCCATATATACATCATAGCATAACTCTGGATCCATCATTGCATCACAGAATTTGTGTAATTCAATCGCGTCTGAGAATATAAGGACTCGTAAGTCATTAGGACGCTCGGATATGATTGCGAACGGATAGTATCCCCCATTCTTTAACGAATAACTCCTAAAGCAATTGTAGTCTGTAGACACAAAGATATTCAAATAAGGGTGAGGGACTTTCTGATTATGATTCAGCATCACCCCATTAAGAATATCCGCCCATCTAACTAACACGTTGGTAAACTGAGTCTCTTTTCTGAAATTCTCATGATGAATTCGAACCGCGGATTTTTTCAGACCCTGTTCATAGCGAAAGAAGAAGTTAAATAGTCTTTTGAACATGTGAACACCAATCCTCTCCATACTTATAAATGTATAAGCCATCATTGACAATTCCGTTGATGTAATTTTGACGACCAAAGGTCCACATTTCAGACATTCTGTCTTCTTTCTGACCTGATAACATTTTGTATGTTTCGCAATTCATATTAATTAATTTAATCAAAGTATTGCGGTCTCCATTAATAGCACATTTTTGAAGTCTATTAATAAGAGCATTACGGAATACATGATCTTTTGGTAAGACACAAATATATGGAACAGATTCCTTCGTCATACGAACAATGATAAACACCTGACCAGCAGAGTCATCTCCAACCTTACGGATTCTTGCCGTGGGATTTAAAAAGATATCGATTCGTGTACCCGAAACCCTGTAACAAGAATTTTTAAAACCATCATATTGAATTACCTCCCATTGGTCGCTACTCAAATATGCTTCTTCATAGTAGATTGACTTATCGAAATAAGTAGCTTCTTTATACCACGGTCCATCGATTTCGTCTTTCCAATCGGATAGTAAAATACGATGAGACTCCAACCATTCCTCTGCCTCATTACGAATCACGGGGTGTAGCATCATATTTCTCAATAAAAATAACAATACCACACACTTAATCGTAATATCCCACTCTTTAATTCTCTCAATCATTGAATTACTCCTCTGTTAACTCATCAGAAATTTTAAATACAGGCCGCAAACGCTCATCTAGAATAAGCGAAATAGCATGGTTGTGCTCGTGCCATAATGTGTCTGCGTCTACGTATTCGTCTTTTGGCAAATGGAATAAGCCATAAGTGTTATCCACATTTTCTTTACCAAGACGATGACCTTCAACGAACGATATAATGGTGTCATGGATAATAGCATCATGATCAGATTCCAAATCAAGTCCAAAAGTATCTACAATCCAATCTGCGAATTGTTCTGTAGTACCATAGCCAGTAGAACTTGACAAGCGGCTAGAGAAGTAAATAACCATTTCCCCAATAGATGCCCAGTCAGAATAGATTGTTCCGAAGCCAAAGTGTTCTGTACGGTCACGTACGATATCTTCACGGATATTCCAGTCACCAATGTTTTCGCGAGTTGGAATATATTCCCATGAGAATAATATAGCAAGTTTGTCACGAGCTTCTGGATCCATGATACTGAAGCGTTCCATTACGAGGGCACGGTAGTAGTCATATCCTTCTTGTGTATTTGGGTCGTAAATTTGACGGTCGTGTTCCATTTCTTGTCGTTTCAATGCTCTGATTTGTGCTGTCATTTCACGAGTGACGTTTACAATATCACTTGCGGTGTATGTGTCATCACGGTGATTTAACAGCTTACTTCCTTCCTGATATTTTTGAATATATTCACGTTCGTTTCCGTGAATATCAGATTCGATGATGTACTCCTCTTCAAGAGGATTGTAGTCCGCGCCATTTTTCTTCTCGAACGGCGTAAGGTCGCGACGAATATATTGACCATCTTCGGTTTTATACCAGTCATGACCATCGTTTGGTAGTCCGTCCAATTCACGTAGATGCTCCGCAAATTCTTCTTGACGTGCTGCATCTTCGTCAAGTTTCTTTTGATTATCAGCAGCTTCCTTAGCGGCAACTAGTTCTTCATAAGACAAACCTTCTTCTTCGAGTTTGTCTTCTTCCTTCCACCATTTATAGAGACGGTAGGCGCCATATCCAGCGCCCGCAGTCCCTACCAATGCTAAAATAACTTTGATAGGTGTTCGCATGTTAGTTCAATTCCTTTCTAGTTTTCTTAGGTACGAAATCTTTTATGCTCGTTGTAGCATATAAGTTACGAGGGGTTTTCCAGCGCACGTAGTATTGCAAGTCATATTCTTGTTTTTCTTCGTCAAATACTTCATGAGCATCCCATTCAATATAGAATGAATCAGTGTCAGTCCATCCGAACGGAAGAGCAGCACGAGGAACGTCAAATCCAAGTTCTTCTAGTACCTCGCCAAAAGTCAAGACCCCTTTTTTCATCATTCTATCTGTTAGATATTTGTCCGCTTCTTTAATATAACTTTCGTTATAATCTGGATTGTCTGAAGCATAATTTGATGAATATTTGAACCATTGACCATAGAAATCACCTTCGTTAGGTACGATAGATTCAACTTCAACTTCTTTACCATCTAGTTCGACAGTTTTGGTTTCCATAGGAGCATCGATTTTCTTGAATGTAGCTTCGTCAAGAACTTCTTTAGCACGGAGACGGTAGCGGGCATGTTCTTCGGTAACCATAGCAAGTGCGGCAGATACTGCTTTAAGACGATTTGTTTGGATAGCAAATCCTAATACGATAGCAGCAGTAGATGCGGTAGCAACAGCAACAGGTACTGCAACGTCTTTAGCGACATCCTTAACAACTTCAAAGCGTGTATATTCTTCGCCAGCAACATCTTTAGCTTCATATTTAGCTTTTGTAGCTTCAAGATTTTTACCAGATTTGATTCCGGCATACACGGAATAACCATAACCGACTAGACCTACACCAAGCAATACGACTGGTGCGTATTTCTTACCGAGGATTTTGGTGGTAACCATAGCGGATTTAGCAGTGGATTTGATAGTTTGAATGTTTGGTAACTTAGGCAGTTTCATTATTTTTCTCCTTTTTTAGATTTAAAAGTAAATGGACGAGGTGTGATTTTTTCATACAAAAACGTGTACGCCATAGCGCTTTCGCTTGAGAATGCAGAATGTGCTTTTACAGCTTCATCCTTACGAACATAATCAATATGATCAAATTCTAAAACCCAGTTTTGACCATCCTTCTCAAGTCTAACGTTTTCTACGTCATGGAAAATCATAGGTTTTACACCAGGAATACGTGGATAAATACGAATGTCTTTCATAAATTCCTCCTATTTCTTATTTGTAAGCCAGATGATAGCAAGGATAATCCAACCAACAGGTGGTGTGCAAAGCAATACGAGAGTTCCGAGTGATTTTTTCATTTTAGTTACATCCTTTCGCAAATTCTTCAATTACATTAACCCATTGTGGGGCAGCTGTTTCGTTTCCGTTTTTATCTACGGTGTATACCATATCGCCATCTAGATCAATACCTAACATTAATAATGATTTTTCCATTTTAATTTCCTCCAATATTTTAATTAAACCTCAACAGGTTGTGGGAAGTTGATTTTAAATCCACCTCCACGAGCAGCTACGATACGTGCTCCAGCAAGTCCTTGACCTCCAGCGTTAATTGTCCAACCAAATGATTGGTCGGTAAATTTGGCCGGTTGGTCTGATAGTTCATAGAAATCCCCAACAGTCACAATACCATAGGTATCAAGGTTGGCCAACATAATATTGAACACTTCTTGCGCATCTTGACGTGTCTCGAAAATGATTTCTTCCACGTAGTTCGATGTACGTCTGTTACGTTTTGCATATGACTGAGTATAGTCATTTCGGTGTACATCCATTCGAGTCACATTTGTTACACCACGACCCCAGTACCCAGAAGAATTTCTTCGAGCATGAATGTAGTCCTGTCCAAAAATAGCACGCTGCACTGCTGTAGTAGCCATGTCGGCAAGTCCATTTTGTAAACTTGGTACAACTACTTCATAAAACATATGCGACGACCAACCTCGGAATCCTTCTTCTCCGAAAAACACATTTCCGAGCCATTTCCCAACCCCGGGCTTTTTCACACGTCCCTTTGCGACAGGCTGTACGTGTTTGTCAAGTAGCTCGTTGGCTTCTTCCAATGCATTCGTTTTACGAGGTACTTTGTTGTAATCCGTTGTTTGTTTTGTCATAGTTTCCTTCCTTCTATCTCTGCAATCCAACTAGCATTAGCTGGATTCATTCGTTTTGTTACACCATCGATGTAATATTGCTCACCTTTATATGACGCAACGTCACGGTAAACGTTGATTTCGGTAGCTAAGTCAGCTAATAGTACATCTCGCGGTCCATCTAGTGGAATATAGAACATACATGTTCCTCGAGTTAAACTATCAACTTTCACAGCCCCATAGTCTTCTAAACATAGTGCCATAAATTATTTATTCCGGCTTTTCATTATTTGTATACCCCCATGAATATGTCAATAATCCCACAGAACCTGCAGGAATAAGAGTTGACAGTAAAGCGTCCAAATGGAATACGTAGATCAATGCTAAGTAAATCATCATATACGTAGCGAATGATACACCAACAATGAATAATAGCCCTAGTAAAGCTTTCACCGGGTTTCCTCCTTTAAAATATAGATACAAAAAAGAATACCGAGAGTAATTCTCAGTATTCTAGTGAAACTTAGTCTTCAGGTAGTGTAAAATCACCTTCCAACACTTCTCCATTTTCCGATGCTTCGGAAGATTTCTTAACATGGTTGCTAATCACTTTAGCAGCAACTCCACCAGCGGCTAACACACCAGTGATGATCAAGAGACGCTTAACAACTGGTCTAACGGCAACGATTGTTTGTACAATCTTGTCCTTAGTACTCAGTTCATTAGCAACTTGAGTTTGTGGTGTGACCTCAGCTTGTGCCACTAAGTTTTCAGTAACTTCGTTAAGTTCTTCCTTAACTTCTTCAATTTTTGAAACGTTTTCTGACATGATAATGTCCTCCTTTAATTTTATTTTGTTTCATTATAGGATATGTAAATTCTGCGGATTATCTACCATAATGAAGATCGTCATTACTATCCTCAAATTCATACCAGTGGTCACTGATATCTTGACCTTCTTGTAACTCACGACCATTAGCTGTTATAAATGCCTTTTTTATAATTATAATCCTTCGGTACATAAAGCCTCTCCAGAAAATAATGGAACCTCTGGCAGATTTTTCTTCGTACGAATATCGTTGATCAGTCTATAAATTTCATTGACCTTATATTTACAGAATTTCTTAACACCAGCTTTCTCTAAAGTCATAGCGTAAGAATATCTCGGACGATGGAATTCGTCATGGTATAATTCTTTTGAATATACCGCAGCAGCTTTAGCGAGCGCTTCTACATATTTCTTAGGATCGTATGGAAATTTATTCATCAGCATCGTCCCTTCTTAAATGAATTAGGTAGTGTGTGTTTGGAATTTCAATTTCCAATTCCTTCTCGCAATATTTGAATTTCTCTGCTAAGTGCATCATGTCATCGTCTGACATTGTGATATGAATGTGGTGTTTCATGTTAAATAGTCTTCTCCTAAAGTATTTCTAAGCCATGTTAAAGTGTCCCATGCACCAACTTCAACTCGCCCATAGATAGTGTCTATAATATCTAGAAAATATTTTATCTGCTCATCGTCAATTGGTGGATATGGATAACGTTCGAATGGTTGAATCATTAAATTCTCACCAATAGTCGTTTGGAAATTATCGTAATAAAATCCTTCGGCGAGACATATGATCAACTCATCAACCAAACTTCTAGTAACATTCCAGATACATAACTCACTGTCAAGTTTACCAACTTTATCGGATACCATAAGTAATCCAAAGATATACTTTTTGTACTCCTCATCAAATTTAACCCTCGTCCAGTTTTTAATAAGACGATCAATATACCAATCTTCTATACCAAATATAGCTTGCAACGGAAGATTTCGCAGATTACCAACAACTGCGTCGTAAAAATCGTCCCTAGACAATATGAGGGTAGATTTTCCGGTATGCCTCATCTGTTCAACCCTCACTGTTTGTGTTATCATCTAACACTTTTTGATAGTATTTGTTGAACTCTTGTTTGAGTTCTTGTGCACTCATATACGCTCTACGATTATCTGGATTATCCTCGATTTTGTCCGCGGTATCAAGAATCAATTCGTACAACATCATATAGTTTTCATAGTCAACATCTGAAGAACCAAATACAGTATTGTAATATTTGGTTTCAAGTAGTGCAATCATCATGTTTCCAATAATCTTACGAGCGATACGGAAATAGTACAAATCCATATCCAAGATCTGCATGTCCTGTGGAATCGTCATAATGAATTGGAAATACTGTTTGTATTCCTCATTTGCAGGAACAACACCATTAACATCTGGTTCGGTCCAAGCAGAAATGTATTTGTCAAGTTCGGCCTGAGGAATAAGCAGAAAATCATCTAATGGCATTGCGCGCACCATATCAATGACCGTCTGTTTGAATTCCGCAGATGTCTTAACAATGGGTCTGTAGTTAGTCATCACTTACCTCCTTTAACACCATTTATAAATACTTACCACAAGAAATAAGTATATACATGTTACAAATAACATCAAACAAGCTCCGCCTAAGAATCCAAGAAATCCTAAGAGGGCTGCCAATTTAATTAGCAGAACAAAGCATCCTATCTCAATAGCGATACATATGAATGTTATAGCAAGTATTAACAATACTTCTGTCAAATTGTACTCAATTAACTCTTTAAGCTTTTTCATCGATTTCACCTTCCAACACTTCTCGAAGAATCTTTTAAGCATGTCCATCTTAGAATCCAACTCGTCGTTGCCATAGCAATATAATGTACAAATGTATAGACCCTTCTTGTCATCAAACACAATCGGATCAATATCGATAATAAGGAAAGTATCCGGATACTCATCCACAGCTTCTAGAAAATATTTTGTTTCTAGAAGTTCAACATTATTCTTAATAGTTCGATATCTTTTAATCGAATCTTTAATAATGTTAAGGTTGCTCGTTTCAATTCTCAAAATTAACGCATTTTCGTCATTCGGACTTAATTGTCCATCCACATTATAAATTGGTTCTCCCATTTTTATCTCTCCTCCGTATATAAATAATAATTTCTAACAATTTCTTTTGTTGTTAGTTCTCCGTTGTAAACACCGTATCCAAACACATTAAAATTCCATCGATCATTCCTAATATCGTATTGTAGAGCGGTCACAAATGTGATTATACCTGCTTTGAAAATATTCAATTCATTGCATAGCATTTCTGGTTCAATTTTATGTATAGAGTCGGACATACTAGAATATCGTTTATAATCTGACATCGCACGATCATAGTCTGTGTATGACATAGAAACTTGGAATTGATTATGTCCCTCAGGATATTTCACATTCTTTCTAACTATTCTTGCTTGTTCGCCCATTTATACCTCCTCACAAAAAAGAAAGGGATAAGTTAATCCCTTTATTTGAAAAATCGATTCGATACAATCGACCACATCTTTGACGAGATGATATTGAATTGTTCAAAGTTCAATACAGCAGCTAGTCCTAAGATATTCACAAGAGCCTGGAACAGTTGTTCCGGCTTCACTTTATACTTTTGCTGTTCATTTCGAACCGCAACAAGTTTAGCAAGCTTGAGATTTAGATCCATGATCTCTGCGTTATCCTCGGACAGTGCCATCTGAATTTTGATCTCTTCAATCTGCATGTCAAGACCGTCGTATAATATAGCCATCATAATTTTTCTCATATGATTTACCTTCCTTTCATTATAGCATAGGGAATTCCTGCGGTGAATATATGCTACGTATTGGCTCAAATCGAGCTGGTGGTAGCATTGGTGGCTCTAGTAAGGGTCTCAGGATTAAAATATAGATTGGGGTATCGAATCCATCACGTTTCTCTTTCCTAATACTTACTAAAATATGTGGTTTATCCAGAAAATCCACAATTATATAGGGTCTCTTGATAAATGCTCCCGAAAGCTTATACCACCAATGAAATGATTTAATTATAGGATTGCCTATAAAACAAATTTTAACTTTGTCGCTATCATTAGAAGTAATATAAGTATTTATTTCATACGAATCTATAAGCACAGAATAAACACTATCTTCGAATTCAATTATAAGTCTTCCTATCATTTTAACTTCCCTTCACAATATACGGAGCTTCTAAGTTAATAACTATAAAATTTTTATCCATTTTTAAACCACGCATAAAAAATACATTAACTAATGATTCTCCTTGTAGTACCAATGTGCATGTTGATTTTTTAATTGCTCTAAAATTTACACAAGATCTATCTAAGACGTCATTAATAAAATTATTATCGTAAGGAATGACGACCGAAAGTTTAGTAACTGGCATTGGGCGATTTACATTGTAATAGTACTCGGTCTCATCCCAAAATGTAGGATTTAAGAACGAATATACCTTATCATTAACTTCAATGATAACTCGATCTATTTTAGCCATTATTCATCTCCAAACATTTCTCGCAATTCATCATTTTGATCCTTGAGAAACATGCTCTCACCTAGTTTCCCCTCCTCATTAATCGCTTCATTTAACGAGCGATTATATTTCGTATTGCGGCGTCCCATAAGTAAATATGCGATTGCTGTGGCAGTACCAGTTAGGAAAATACCGATAGCGCCGTTAATTTGCTCCTGAGTACGACCATCTACTTGGCCACGATAATAGGCTTCCTGCATATCTTTGTCTGCAAATTCAACTTTCTCAATTTCAAATAACTTTTTAAACATTATACTACCTCACTAATCATTTTTTCGATTACTTTCATTATCACTTTGAGATCCAAGATTTCTTTATAAGTAAGTCTACGATTACAATACCCATACTTAACTATAAGGTTCGATAGGGTCGTCATGCCATAAACCACCTCGGTTAATTTTAAAAACGAATTCAAATCACGAGCGGCATCTGCTTTTTCTTGTAAATATACAAGTTTGTCGAGATCTTCACGTAAAGTTTCGATACTACTTAAACATAGTTTACGCGTTGATTTGTTAAAAAATAGCCAAGTCAAAAAAGTAGACCGAGTTTTAACCCTGTCATTATTAAGAATATAGTTCATTTCTTGCATCATCAAGCTCCTTAAATAATTCTTGAAGTTCTTGGTCATTGTCCATTGTTTGATACACTTCTTTCGCTGCTTTGTGCGCAAGACCTCTGGTTAAAACACCAATCCCGCAAACAATAAAACTAGCCACGCTAAGGTAAACTGCCGATTTCACAATCTTTTGGCCCAACTCTTCTGCGGAGTCAATCATAGCCAAATCTTCCCCATAGTGCTCATCAACGTGTTTGATAACATTAAGTTCTTTTTCTAAAAAGTCCGTTTTAACTTCCAACATATTATTTACCTTCTTTCTTTTGTTTCAATGCCAGATATGCTCCAACGATAACCCCAGCAATAAGTCCGTGCTTCCAGCCAAGTTTAATGACCGCCTTTTTGATAGGCTTTACAGGAATTGGTTTGCGTTGGTAGATCATTGTGATTTGGTTGTAGTTGTATTTCATAGTACGTTCCTTTCTAAATTTGAAAAAAAAGAAGAGGATAATTAAATCCTCTATTTAAATAATTTTCCAACAAAGTTGAATAGTCCCGCGATAATATTCACGAAGAGCATTCCAAACAATGCTTTGAAAATGTCTAAAATAGTTTTCATTTTTATCCTCCTTTTTAAAATCCTTCATTTCTTAGTTTGTTCAGTACCTTTTGTACAGTAATTAGTCTTCGTTTATGGTATTCGCTATCTTCCGAAATATACCCTTGCTTTTCAAGCTTATCTACGTAAGCTTCTTCAAGCACAGCGTATAATGCAAGTGTGCGAAATCCAATTTCTCTAATAATTCTTCTGAACATGGTAATGTCCTCCTATAATAAATATTCTTTCATTATAGGATATGTAAAAGCTGCGGATTAATAATCAATATCAACCATATCAAAGTTCGAATATTTGTTATAGTCTGTAACAAAATCGACCAGGTCTTTCTTTGTATGGATATCAACCATGGTGTGGTCTAAATAATAAACTTCACCAGAGTTTTCTGGACAATTTGCCACAACTGCTTCAGATCTAGAGTCATCATATACAGAAAATATAACAAAATAACCGTTGTTTAACTCATACATCCATCGACGGACGACCGGATAGCAATTGATTACCAAAACAGGATTTTTACGATTTACTTGTGTTGGTTTTATGTGAAATTTTACTTCACCTTTATTTTTTATTCTATTATACTCATAAACGGCTTTACGTCCGTACAAAGAGTTCTCCATCAACTTTGAAATATGCTTACTCATTTTTTCTTACCTCGTTTTCATTTTTGAAATTGCGTCTATTTTCTTATTAACTTCGTCCGTGTGGGAAAAGAAATACATCATATCTTGAGCTATTTCTTTAGCGAATTTAGATAAGAAATAATCCCTAACAAATAAAAGATCTTCTTTTATACAATACTCGTCAAATTGAAATACTTTTTCAAAGTTTGTGACCAATAATGTTGTCGCGGCTTTATCTACAGGATCTGTTAGTCTAGGATAATCCACAATAGCCGCTTTGATAGTAATTGAGATACTAATCTCTTCTGAATTCATTGCCGAAAAATCTGGCGATGTAATGAAATTAATTGGTGTTGTCATTTGTTTCCCTCCTTTTTATCACGTAAAATAGACACAATATCAACACACATGTATGCCGACACCAATAAAATAATAGCCATATTATATACCTCCTTTAATTTGGCTTAATCAAACCATCCATTGTTGACTGACAATAAATGAGGATCCTCCTTAAAATAATTATTATGAATGGCTTGACTAAAACAAAAAAGAAAGGATCCTAAGATCCCTCTTTATTTTTTACTAGTGAATAATGCAACTGTTACAACAACAGTACCTACTGCTAATAATCCTTCGATAGCACCTTGGCCTGCTCCTTTAAGTAAACCTACAGCTAGGTTGTCCTTATCGACGTCATATTCCAAGGGAGTACCTTCGAAGTTGATTAGGCCCATAAATCCTTTATTGTTCATAGTTGTTTCCTCCTTTAGTTTCTTTCATTATACAACGTGTAATTTCTGCGAAATTTAAAAAAAAGAAGAGAGTGGAGTTGAACCACGTCGCCCCTCCTGAATAATCAGGATGCTCTCCCGCTGAGCTATCTTCTTCATTATAGGATATGTAATTTCTGCGGATAAATAAGTTTCCGATAGTCGCCTAGAGTCTTATCAGTAAAATATGCTCCGTCATTCTGTATATCCAATACCGGAATTTTTTCGTTCGCATCTAACAAATCCCCAACAGTATCAACATAAGCCTTCACGTTCGCAAAGAAATTTGGGGCATCTTTTCTTGTGATATACACAGTTTGTGCAGTATGGCCTTTCTTAGGTTTTGGATTATGTATACGTATACCATTGAAATAACTCTTGTCTGGATCAATATACCCCGAGACAATAATCGGAGCATCATTACAAATCAAGTTTAGATAAATATGGAATTCGTCGTTCTTTGGTTCGTAGTGAGCGTGGATATATTTGAAAGCTAGGTTGATGACCTCAGGGATATACTTGGTTGAACCAAACCTTCGCTTTGATGTTGTTTTCTTTCTTTTCTTGCTAACCGGCATAGCAAACCTCCTTAAATGATTTCAAAAAAAAAATAGGCGTATAGAGCAACGCTCCCTGTTTAACCGCCCGGAATCGCACCTGGTCTTACATATGCTAACAAAGTACCTATTTAAAAATATTGAAAAGGTGGCATGGATTTGAACCCGCGACCCTCCGTATGCATCTCGCAGTACGGCTGCTCTCCCAACTGAGCTACGCCCTTTTCATTATAGCCTATGTAATTTCTGCGAAATTTAAAAAAAGAAGACAAAGTCTTCTTGATACAATCTATTTAATCATTAGTTATTTCCTTGTAGCTAAGCATAGCTCTGGCAATATCTTGATGTTTACAATAGAAATGTAACATAAAGTCTTTGTCATAAATTATTTTATTAACTGATGTAGCCATAATACTATAATAATTACATGCTGATTCTAATTCTGTAACATTAACAGTAAACATTTGTTCTTCTTCATTCCAGAATCCTGCGATGATACGTTTGAATATGTCGAATGCCCTATTGAAGTTTCCTCTATTAAAAGCATCTGCGGATATATAATCCAATGCCTCTTTAAACATAACTTCCATATAGTTATTACGAACACCCCAAACATACCAGCGGTATCCTAGGTTATACAAATTTTTAATTTGTTCATCGTTAGTTTCGTGTAATTTAGTCATAATATTGACCCTCCTTTAGTTTTCTTTCATTATAGGACTTGTAAATATTGCGAAAAAAGAAAGGGATATGTAATCCCTCAGCGTTATTGTAATGTTAGAAAGAATCTAATAATTTCCTCAGTTTCATACTCCATTTCTTTTTGTCTGTTGCTAATTCTATTTATTAAGTTCTTAACTTCTTCATCCTCGATTTCACTGATTTTTACAAATCCCAACTTTTCGTCATTTAAAATATTTTCCAACATATCGTACGTTTTACGAGCTAAAGCAGATCTAATATAAAGTTCTTTTGCGTCTATAGATTCTAAAATAGCTTTTAATTCGTTCTCCAATCTTTTGAGTAGATTTTTGTAGTACTCCACAATATACATATTGGCGTTTGAATTAACCAATGTGTAGTCTTGTCCGAGACTAATCATTTTACTCATTTCATTGTCGTCTAAATATAATGCTAATTTAATCATAGCGATTTGATTCATATTAACTGCAAATTTTTGTTCGTGTGACATAGTGATGTCCTCCTATAATAAAATTCTTTTCATTATAGGACTTGTAAATATTGTGAATTTGAGATAGAAATTACACCCGGGCAAATTTTGGAAATTCAAAAAAGACGGAGCCATGTAGACTCCGAGTTTTTATTTTTTGATATAATCATTATAAGCTTTTCTAGCTTTTCGATATTGATGATCAACACCAATTTTCGTTAATTCGACTTGACGATCATAAGCTCTATCCCATCGTTCTAATCGAGGACCGTCATTATGAGGTCTATTATAAGATTTTAAAATCTTATCCATCTTATCGTATTCAGCAATATGCTCTTTCTTAACACGATCTCGATTCCTATTTTGAAAAAATGCAAGACGCTCAATATTAAGGTCATTAATTTCTTTTTTCATTGCCCTAAGTTTCTCATATTCTGCTTTTTGACGTTGCAGAATTTCTTTAGATGGAGGAGTGAACGACTTTATCTTTGCTCCAGTATGCCTTTGAACAGCGCCCCATTCAACAGAATTATGTTTCTTTTGATAATTGTAGTCAAGAAGTAAGTGTTTATGACTATTGTAGTATTTAGCGTTTTCTTTATCCATCCACGATTTAACACGCTTAGCCATTCTACGACCCCACTTCATACCCTTGACTCCGTGGTGTTCAATTACGTCATTGGAAGAAGACATTGAAATATATCCCATAATATTAACCTCTCAAAGAATTGGTTACATCTTTAATACGTCTACCATTAGCGCCTCTTCTAGAACCTCCGCCGGAAAGATCCCTTAACAAATCATCAATTTTAGCACCCGTTTTCAAACGTTTGTTTAAAACCATTTTTCTCTGGGCCATTTCACGAGAATGTCTAGGATGGTATCCTTTATTAATATACTTCTTAGTATAAAATTCTTTGGATTTTCGATGTCCCCATCGCATACCCTTAGTCCCAAAATGCTCTATGACATCATTAGAAGATTGAATTGAAATGTAATTAGACATTTTTATCTACCTCCTATTTTTACGCTCAAGTTTCTTAGCTTTCATGGTATATTTATTTGCATTATAATATCCCATAACTTCTTCTGTGGTTGTTTTCTTGCCCCCAACTTTATGACGCCACTCATCTGCACGATCTTTACTTTTAGCCGATTTATAGTGCAATTTAGCAATTTTTGTGTTAATATTAGATCTACCATTTTCTGCAATAGATTTTTTCCACGCTTCTTTTTTCGGATTTGAACGTTTATTGTAACCATCTTTGATTTTAGAATACTCATCTTTGTATGTGGTATTATTTTTGTTGGAATTAATTTTAGCTTTCAACTTATCAATTTTGGTTGAACGCATAAAACGTTTTTGATTACTTGAACGGATCAATGATGGTAGACCTACAGCCGCTAACCCAATGGCGTCCGCAACATCTTTAGCCTTGTTTAGAGTGGTATGTTGATTTCGTTTTTGTAATCTTAAAATTCGCTTTTGAGCTCTATTTGCGGAACTAGCGCCAACAACATAATTACCACGCATTCTTTGTCCCCACTTCATACCCTTGACTCCGTGGTGTTCGATAACGTCATCAAAGCGGTCCGTATGGATAAGTTCATTTTCTGAAATAATAATCATTTTATCCTCCTGGATAGTTAATATGTTTATTGAGTTCACTTAATACTTTCAAAGTGTTATAGTACTCTACCCTCAAAGACAATAACTCTTTTAAAATAAGAAGTATCCCAATAAATAAAGCGAGGTCTATGACAATAAGCACAAACCCCGCAAAGTAAACCCAAAAATCCTTACGCTTCAAGAGACTCTTCCTCGAACTTAATTCGAGCAATATCTTTTACAGCAGGATTAGGTAGGGTAACATCGCCATTATAGCGACACACAATAACGTGTTCGCCTTCTTCGAATACGTCAGATTCCATATGACGGACGATTTGCAATTCATTTGAGAAGAAGATTTCACCTTCAGTATTCCCAACAATTCCGATAAATAATACATCATTTACAATCAAGACATCACCGAATTTACGTTCATCAGTAACTTCGCGGAAATCATTGTCTTCCAACCAGGCAACTACGTCCTCAGCAATCTGAAACTCAAATTCTGGGTCCGTTAGCCCACCGTATTTTGCAGCCATTTTGAATGCTTGCTCATCAGTGAGTCTCAAGTTCTCTCCAATACGCACATCGTACCATGCGATGATTTTCGATACATCTACTGTCATAATGTTCCTTTCTAGCGTTCCATTCCTGAGGATAGTGGGTAAGCAGCACCTACGCCATTCATCTCAAGACGCCCTCGAGTAACAAAGTCGGCTACAGGTTCACCATTGTATGTGAATTCTTTATTGAATTGCACGAATACAAGTTTACCTTCACCTTGAGTTTCAATATGCGTAGGATCTTCAATAACAACAATTTCATTTGCTTGATATGTTTTTCCTACTTCTGCTTTTTGTAGAAGACCCGCAAGCTTCTTATACACAACGCCGTAAACAATGGAACCAGACATAATTGTATGCATAACCATTGCATCAATAAAGTCGTCACGACGTTTGTCTTCTTGTTGAGTACGTTCCATGACCTTATCCAATTCGTCAACTTTCTTAGTTGTCTCAGCGAATTCAATTTCAGCAAAGTACTCTTTGTGCCAAGCCACAAGGCATTTTTTAACATAATCATGCTCATTAGTTGAGTCTACATTATGTAAACCTTCTAAATGAATTGTTAGGATATTTGTTGGTGAGTCTGTGTACAACTCAAACATTGTTTTTTCTACAACTCCATTAGCATTGTAGACAGGGTATGATGAACGAATTCTAAATCTACTCATGATCTAGTCCTTTCTTTAATTCTTCTTGATGAGCAAGTAAATCTCGCTCGAGTTTATATTGGTTAAGCTCATCCGTTTTCATTTGTAAACGAGTTTGGAGTTCAATAATTTGAACAGTTTGTTCTCCGATAGTAGCTTTCATTTCTTGAAATACTTTTTCGAGAACCAAGTGATCTTCGTTTTGTTGTGGTTGTTGATTTTCTTCCATATTACCTCCATTACGAATCAAATCCTGAGTGCCAGTTAATCTGAGTTCGAGCCTTCTTCATAGGAACATACCAGGTATGGTTTTGGTTAGATCCGTCGTTAACGTATAGCCAACCGCTAGATCCATATTCATTTGTTTGTCCACTGAATGTCATTAAGAATAACGCCCGAACCCCATAAATCCCAATATCTCTTTTTCTATTAGATACGGGGCTTAATGGATAATCTTGGTATAAATTTGTCATTACAGGAACATAATCTGTACTATTAGTAACACGACCATTAAATTGAGCTGGTCCAGAATATCGTCCATTAGATCTTATAGTAACATCTGTAGTGTTGCCACCTTCTCGAGTTATAGATAAATATCCATTAGAAAAACGGAGCATGCTTCGACCGATATTAACACCTTGAGTAAACACTATATCAAAAAATCCAACTTTCGATTTGATTTTATTAAACTCGGCTTCTAGACCGGTTATTTTATTAGCATTAAGGTTGACGATATGAGAGTCTACGATGGATGCATTTGCTATTTTTGCGCTATCAATAGCCGCATCAGCAATCATGCCATTCTTGATAACAGCATTGTGAATTAATGCCTGTCCATCGAGTTCAATAGACTTACCTTTGATACGAACTCCTTCGGGGTTAGCATTTATCTCGGTCACCAGTTGGCCTGGTCCGGACAAAATATTAACCGCATATTGACTACTTGTTTGTCTAATAACACTAGTCATTGATTTAGCATTATTAGGATAATATTCTTTAGAGATCTTATCGCCCTTAACAAGCATCAATTTACCTATATCAAATCTACCCCTACCATAAACCCAAATATATAATGGTGGAAGTCCAGTATCATCCGACCATGTATTAAATGTCCGAGGTATTTCGAATGTTATTGTGTTAGTTGTACCGGTACTTATAGATGGATTATTATCTTTTCCGTAATGATATATAGTACAATATTCTTGGGTTTTGTGGTTCTTTAATTGAATGGCGAATTCGGTTTCACCTCTATAATATTCCATATACCATATATGAAACCTAAGAGTATATTTTTCACCTTTTTGAAAAGTAGTAACGCCATCTTGCAAATAAAGTCCTACTCCTCCCCAACGGTTATTCGAATTTAAACCTCGAATGGTAAAATCGCTATCACCATATTCACCAGGTATAGGACTTAAATATAAATTCGATCCGCCATTAATGGGCTTAGCCGTTCTAAAGGTATCAGAATCCAATATTAGATTATGACTACGAACATCGACGTCAGTTATCATAGTCTGAAAACGGTCATTTGTCATAAGCATATTTGCTATGTTCGTCGACATATCGCCCTCAGTTCTCCCAAGAGTCCTACTAAACAAATCAACACTTTCTTTAACAGTATTGTAGCTAGACAACTTATTATTGATTTGGGAAATACTAGACGTTCTTGCAGCAGCTTCTTGTTGGACAATAGACTGCGCATAGCTTTTAGTCGCATCATTAGCACTAGTAATTGCTTGACGAATAATACCCGATGTCTGAGTTACACTGCTTGATAATATACCATTAATATTACTCGTAACAGTACTTTGTATTCGATTCTCAGAAACTTGGATTTGACTATCAGTATATTGTTTCAACTCCGTTTTAGCAGTGCTTACTTGAAGATTTATTTTACCAGGAACTTCTTCGATCTTAGTAGTAACTTGTTGTAGGTTGCCTTGAAGATCTCCTAAAGTTCTTTGCAAAAGCGTCAATCTACCATCAATACCTTCTTTATACTTAGCCAAGTTTTGCTCAATCTCAGCAGTATTAGGATGCCAGTCAGATAGAATATTTGATTCTTCCAACTGCCAAGCAGCGGTATATACTGAAGTAGTTCCTTTTAGATTTAACTGTATTCTTAAAGGATGATTGACATAATGATCAGATGCCGTAAATGTTAAACTAAATCTATTCCAACCGCCAGAACTAAGTTGCCATCCGTTCGTGTATGGACCATTATCACCTTCTGAGTATATTATTGGTGTACTTGATTGAATCTCTGGAAGAGACAATGTGGTAAGTTCATTTTCTTTCTCTATTTTCGCATAGAATGAAAATGTATATTGTTTTCCAGGGACAAGTTTTATCTTATCATCAATATAGGTAATACTTTCTGTATTATAGAGATGACGAGCCATAACCTCACGGTTATAAACTTTAAAGGTTTCCCCTTTCAATCGACCACCACGATACAAATTGTCGGGCATATCCATAACACCAGAAAGAATATTACTTGTACCAATTCTCAACTGAGAATATGATGTTTGAATACTTCTTTCTAAAGTTTTGACTTCTTTCTCAATCCTAGTCATAATAGCATGACTGGTATTAAGATTGTCCTGAGCAATTTGAATAAGTCGGTCATTCAAATACTGTTTAGACTTGTTAAACTCGTTCTCAACTTGCTCCAATTTTGATTTAGCAGAAGAAACTTCAGACTCTATCGATTCCTTGCTCTCGGCAATAAACTTAAAGGCGTCATCGGTCAAATCAACTAGTTCGCCAAACAGAGTATCGGTATCCAGAGTATATTCGTCTAACAACTCATGAATTTCAGCAACAGCATCATCAATTTGTTGTTCAAGAACTTCTCCTAGATTATTGGGTAGTACCAATATCCATTGAGTACCGTCATATCGATACATATCAACAAGACCTTCACCAACATCTTTGAACCATAAGTCATTTTCCTTAAGTCCCTCTGCCGGAGGCTCATCTGGTCCGTAAAAATTACGGTTGTTTCCATTGGCACTTGTGATAACCGTGTTTATAGACGTTTGCAGATCTTCAAAAGCCTCATTAACAACCGCTTTAGTAATATTCTTATATTCTCCACGTTGACTATCCATAATATTTGATGGAAGATTATCCTCGGTGCTTGCGACAATCTTAAGAATACGTTTAGCCAAACAGTCATATTGTATCTCAATGACCTTCAGTGTCACATCAACATCTAATTTAGGAACATAAACATCGATAGTATCACACAGCCGAATATCATTAAGCATCGCTAGAATATCTTTTTCGTAAGTTGTAGTATCCTTAACAGGAATCATATCAACTTCGATCTTGATATTTGGAACATCAACTCCAGGGTTGTCATCGAAATATGTTGCTGCTTCAGCATCAACCATGGCCTTAGTAATGACAATTTTAGTCTGATCTTTAATATCAGCCATACGAGCAGCCCTACGAGCTTTCTCTTCTTCTCGCGCAGCCTTCTTAGCCGCACGTTCATTTTTGGCTTTTGTTCTATTAGCTTGCTGTTCATTGAATTTACGTTCTAATTCGGATTGACGCTTTTCAAAAGCAGCATCGCTAGCTTGATATCTTGCTTGACGATCCGCCTCAATTTGAGCTTTTGATCGTTTACCCCCAGAAGATCGTCCGCGTCTCGCAACAGAAGCAGCACGAGCATCTAGTCGTTTCTGCTTATTTGCATTGAAGTTAGCAACCCTCTGTCTTTCGCGGGCAGCTTCTGATGCGAGTTTTTCACTAGCTTCTCTAGACCTAGCTGCGGCATCGGCAGCTCTATTAGAAGCGCGTTCTTCAGCAATCTTAGTTTTTCTAAGATTCTTTTGTTGTGATTTATACTCATTGAATTTAGACGATAAATCTACTGGTACAATACGTTTTACAACATAATCGTCGTAATGATCAGAACGAACAACATCACCATACACAGTCACCTCTTTCTGGTTCTCACCTTCGGGAGTGTATTTTGCGAATGGGAGAATACGGGTATATTTTCCATTCATATTTGTTGTGATTTTGATGTTTTTCAAGTTTTTACGAGGACGAATGGTTGTAACGTGCTCTCGGCCACGCAAAGTGTAAAGAGTTATGCTATCTTTACCATACTTAAGCTCCCCGCCAATATTTGAGGTGATAGAATTATCGCCTTTTAATACAGCAAGAACATTAGTTATCTTATCATTTACAAGAGGGCCCATAGTGCCTACACGAGATTGAAATGTGTACGTTATAGGATCCATTGCGTATGTTTTAGCGGTGTTCCAGATAGCAAACGCATCACCATGTTCAATAGTAAATGGTTTAACAATATTACCGGATAATTCGTCTACTTTTGTAACTGCTTTAACAGTAATTTTGTTGGAGTCTAAATCAGTATCCACTTCATAAATACGAAACGGGTGATCCGGGTCGGTATCGTTAGGTGGTGCTAGAATATAGTTGTTTACAACAATATCATTAGCATAGTTTCCCTGAATAGGATACTCCATCAGTAACTCAAATTTACCATTACGAACTTCAGTTACTTCGCACTTCAAAACATCGTCCAAAATACCAAGACCATTGGAGGTGAACTCTCGTTCATGTTGTTCAAATAATGTAATAGTCATACAAGAACCCTCCAGTTAGGTGTGATAAATATAGACTCTGGTAGTGTCGATGTCGTATCTGCGGCGGGTCTTTGGAAATAAATGTTATTAAGTCCTGGAACAAGATAAAAGAATTCTCTACCAATAGTCCTATCATTTAGATTACGATAACCATTTACATCTTTTGAAAAAGTAGAAAATGTTTGACTATCGATAAAAACAGTTTCGTTGTTCAAGCTCTTAAATGACATCGTACCATATCCAACTCGTAATACAATGCCTCCTTTAACACCATTAAATCTAATGGTTGGTAAGGAATTATAATTAGTTGGATTTTTAATACTTCCACCATTACCAATTTCTTTAGTCTCATTATCAACTAGGTACTTATAGGGTTGGCATTTAAGTTTGATTGTAACACTCATACAACCTTCGTAATATGACTTATTCTCAAATTTGATTTCCATCATAATAACTTGGTAAGAGTGTTTCTCGTCAAAATATGGAACAAAAGACATCCATTCTCCTTTTCCGTGACCGAATAAGGAGTTAATGTTATTTCTTGCTTCCGACAGTTTCACGAAGTCATCGCCATGTGAACTTCCGTCATAAAAGCATTTAAGCTCAAATTCCGTAGGTTCATATCCGTCATCGTCGTATACCAGTTCCCCTTCATAGGAAACTGGTGATACAAACGATACTCGTCTTTTCGGAGTTTGGATATCTGGTCGATCTTCGATAAATAAATTGATGTCTTCAGACTTACGTCCGTTGACTGTAAAATATCCTGCTTCCAATTACCAGAATACCTCCTCGCCTTTACTTCTTCGATTTTGATCATCAAAATCTTTAAGGTGCCGTTGAACTTCAACAGCGAGCTCTCTAGCATCAACAGGTTTACCTTTAGTATCAACCTTAACATTAACATTAAATTCTTTATTAGAATTATCATTGTTAATTGTTGTTTGTTGATTGGTGTTAGGAACTCCAGAATATGATGGTGTTGGAAGAGCCTTGTTAAGACCTCCAATATTGACATCATAGTCTTTCAATTTGAATTTATCTAATTTGCTTGTGTCCATGATAGGAGTGATCTTAGGAGAATATGACATATCGTCGATTGCAACGTCAAGCATATCACCAACAGAATTCACAGCAGAAGAAACCGCTTCAACAAAGATTTGTCCTTGTGAAACAGCTCCATCAGCAGCTTTAGAAAATCCAGATTTGAATGTTTTGGTCATTTGCTTAATTGTAGATGGCATTTCATTTGCAATACCCATAGCAACCCCTTGAGGGATAAACTTACCTACATCTTTAGCAAATAACCTTGATGGTGAATGAATATCCGCAGCAGCACGAGCAGCTTCACGTGCTTTATAGATAATTCTATTAGCAGCAGACTCAATTTCCCACATGTTTGCATACATACCGGCAGCGATACCGGATGAAATATAGTAACCTACATTGTAACCGGAAGATCTAGCAGAACCGGTATATGACCCAACAGTACTAATAATTTGACTCATACCAGAATATACGTTATTTGCAGCGACACTCATACCATTTTGGATAGATGAAGACATTGCTGTCATCATAGATGAGATAATTTGAGATACTGTTGAACTCATTTTAGTGAATTGTGAGTTGATTTCAGTTACTCGAGAACTGATTGTTTGGGATACTCCGCTCATTCCTTGGGACATATCTCTTGAGATTTGGGAGATACTTCCGGAAATAGATGTGGAGATTGTACTAAATGATGCATTGGCCTGATCCGCAACAGAGGACATTGATGTTGAGATAGAATTTACAACACCTGTCATGCTAGTTTGTACTGCACCAATAACAGTTTCCATTGAACTAGAAACCGCAGATGATACAAGACCAAATCCAGCACCCACAGCGGAGGCAAGAGCTCCAATAGAGCTATCCATAGTGGTTTGGACATTAGCCATACCATTTTGTACAGCCATAACCATACCCTGCATACCTGTTTCAGTCGCTGCGGTTAAGATTGCGAAAGATTCAGTTGAGTTTGAGATAGAAGAGAAGAACTCACTCATTTGTGTTTGTGCATTTAAGAGAGATGTCTTAAATGTTTCAACACTAGTGTTGATTAGGTTGAAGTTTTCCATTAGGAAAGTGATGCTATTTTGAATGTTGATGAAACCTAGGTTAACTGCTTCCATAGCGCCGACCATAGTTTGGAATTGACCTATAGCGGTTCCGAAAGAAGACAAGATAGCACTCATCATTCCAATCAAAGTATTAACAGGTCCCGACAAATTCAAGAATGCCGTAGAAGCAGACTCAGCAGATGTCGAAATGTTTGTAAATTCTGTTGATAATGTTTGGAACGCGGTTGCTGCAAGGGATCCTACACCAGAAATAATCGTTAGAGATGAAGAAATAATAGTCAATGACGTGGATAACGTCAAGATATTACTTGCTGTATCGCCTAGAGTTGAACACGCTTTAGCAAGAGTTTCAATGTCAGTAGTAAATCCTTGTAGGTTACCAGCATATGCAGAAACACCAAGTTTCGCAACCTCAACAGTAAGTGAGGCCAAACCAGTAGCCGCATTTGCTCCGTGTTCTCCGACAAGTTTAACGCCTTCACCGAAAGCTTTAAACCCTTCTCCAAATGATTTCGCAGCATCACCAACAGCTTTGATAACGTCAGCAACACCATCTAGAGCAGTCTTAATACCCGTACCAATAGATTCGAAAATCTTTCCTACTCCTTCTAGAGCAGTCTTAATACCAGTACCAAATGACTCAACAACTTTACCAACACCTTCAAGAGCAGTTTTAACACCTTCACCAAATGACTTGAATACTTCTCCGACACTTGTTAAGACGCCGCTAATAGCTTCGCCAGCAGTCTTAATGACATTTGCAACGCCATCGATAATATTAATTACTCCAGTAATAACAGTATCAATAGCATCTGCCATAATTCTAAATACTTCGACGATAGCATTAACAATCGTTTGAATGGTAGCATGCGTAGATATAATTACATCCGCAATAGAACGAATGATATCTTTTATAGCATTAACAGTAGCAATGATAGCTTCCGCAACAACGGTAATAATTGTTGCAATACTTTCAAATAGAACCTTAAGACCTTCCATAAGTGGAGTAAATATAGGTTCGATAGCACTTGCTAAGTTTGATAAGAATTCTGTTATCATTGTACCTACAGGAGTTAAGATCTCAACAATCTTCTCTAGTAAAGGAGCTAATAATCCACCTAATACAGATAATAGGACATCACTAATAACCATAAATAGATTCTGCAAAGCAGGAATCAATCTATCTCGTACACCAATAAGCGCATTAGCCAAACTCTCTATGAATTTAACAGCTAACTCGATAGCGGTTTGAACGAGAATATCGATATTCTCAATAAGTCCTTTAGCCAGTTCGACAAGCATCTCCACAGAAGCCTTAACCAACTCAGGAGCATTTTCTTTAATACCGTTTACTAAACCAATAACGAGTTTAAATGCAGCATCCACAATAAATGGTATTAGAATAACCAATCCATTGATAGACTCTTTAACAATAGAAACCCATGCCTGAATTAATATAGGAGCACTTTCAGCAATTGCCTTAGAAAATGATACCATTCCCTCGGCGACTGTCTTAAATGCTTCCGGAGCTATTGCTGCTAATTCTTTAATTGCTGTAACAAAAGCCAAGAAACCAAGACCAGCAATAAGTACAGAAGATGCTGCCAATATAGAAGATATACCAAAGGTTATCAACGTTTGTGACAATATCATCAGACCGGGAGCCACAACTTGGGCAAGGGCTCCTGCAGCAAGTAATATAGCCAAGTTACCAGCTAATGCTAATAACGCTACACCAACAGCTACCAAGTTAAGTGTCGATAACAACATAATAGGGATTGCCAACATATTTAATGCCACAGCCATACCCATTAATTGTAATACACCACTTGTAGAACCTACTTTATCAACGATAGCCATAGCAGCAACCATCGCTCCGAGAGTTAATATAATAGCTCCTGTAGCAGCAAGGATACCTGTCCATGGTTGGGCGGCAACGCTAGATAGTGCAGAACCTACAGCATAAAGTACTGGAGCAAACGCAGCGATACCACCTAGAGTTGTTACATCCGGCTGGATATGGTCAATAAGTGCGGTCATTGCAGTCAAGGCTCCCAATACAAGGACGATACCGCCTAGACCTACTAACATTTGTTTCCAATCCAGTTTACCGATTTGGTCCATCGATGTTCCAATAGCAAGCAATACTGATGCAAACGAATCAAACAATACTCGAAGTTGTCCAACTTCAGCGAAGTTTTTAACAGATCCATTAATTATCTTAGCAGTGTATGCCATAGCTAAGAATACAGCAGATATACCTGCAGATGCTGCTAATAGACTACCCCAAGGTTTGTCGGCTAGTTTTGCCAAGTTATCTGCAACCGATGTCATCATAGCGGTTAAAATAATCATAGACAACGCAGCGCCGGCATTGAATTTGACTTTCTTCATTAGTGCAGCGACACCAACTAAAGAAAATAGCATTACTTCAACGGAAGCAATACTCTTAACAAGTTGTTCTATTGAAAGTTGAGTTAGAGGTTCTATAGCTTTAGTTATTGCATAAATAGCTAAACCAAATGCAACTAGGACCATAGCAGACGCCATATTTACTTTAGCTTTCTTCATAAGGTGCGATACACCAACCAGTGAAAGAAGTAAAGCTTCTACTCCAGCCATACCAAGCAAAAGCATATCCCATTCCATAGTACCCAAGTCGATAACTGATTGAGACAATAGCCAAATAGATATACCAAAAGCAATCATTCCAGCCATAGCACTCTTATCGATCTTGACTTTGGTCATAATTCTACTTGCAATAGCTAAAGATTCTAGGAGCGTTACCACAGAAGAGGTAGCGGCTAGAATACTATCCCAGCTTAATGCAGCGATTTTGATTACTGATGAAGTAAGGATACGTATTGCAATAGAGAAGACTATTAGATTGGCTAATGCGCTCTTAGCTACGTGAACTTTACTCATTACCCTGGACGCTATAGCCATAGCAGCCATAAGAGTAATTACTGAGCCTACTGCAGCCAATAATTGAGGCCATTCTATCTTCGCAAGAGCTTTAACTGACCAAACAAGTATCCGAATGGAGATTGCAAATGTTATAAGATTAGCAATAGCACTCTTAGTAATATGGACTTTATCCAAATACTTAGTAACTTTAGCTAAACTGAAGATTAAAGTTCCTACAGCAGGTAATGCGTATAACAACTTCTCGGGCTCTAGTTTTGCAATGGCCTTAATAGACCAAACTAAAATACGAACAGCAAATGCGATACCAATTAATTGCATTATTTTCGCTTCGGAGCCTTCTAGTTTGTCAATATACTTAAGTGCTCGAACAAGTCCATAAATAGCAGCATAAGTTCCACCAATAGCTTCCATGAGTTTATCGGTAGGAATCTCGGCCATCTTAACCATAGCGCTGGCTAAAATACGGATAGCAAATGCGATACCAATCAATTGCATTGCAGATCCTTTAGTAATTTCTGTAACGCTCATTACTTTAATAAGTTTTAACAGAATTCCGAGTGCGGAACCCAAACCGAGCATGCCTTTAGATAAATCTTTCATTTCGATTTTTGAAAGTCTATCAATAGATAATGCCAAAATACCCAAAGCAATTGCAATCATTAACAACGATCCGATTTTAATACTTTGTGTAAATGAGTTGATTGTTCCTTGTAGAGATGTAAATACTCCTTTAACTTCGTCTATAATGCTTTTTCCAGACTCTTTGGCCCCAGAGAACATGTCTTTAAATTTCTCAATGATCATATCAAGAACGCTACCTTTAGCATTCTTGAATTTAAGCCATTTATCGAAAGCAAATAAACCAATAATAGCTTTGATTATACTTCCAATGTTAAATGACGTATAAGCATCTTTAAGACCTTCGTATCCGGATTTGAAACCATCGACAATAGCAGTCCAAGCTTGTGAACTTAGCTCGCCCAGTTTAGATAGAGCGGAAGATAATTTTTCACCCGCTTTACTAAATACGGATGCAGCTGCTGAGAAAATACCCTCAATGTTTCCAAGTGGATTTGTTAATCCGCCTAGCACTGAGAATACTTTACCTACAGCATTTGATATTTTTTGGAAAACTTTTCCAAACAGTTCGCCAATTTTTTCAATTTTATTTGAAGATAGAACAAACCGTTCTACAGCTTGAACAAACTTCAATAAGTTACCAGAACCGATTGATAAAGTGGCCATTAGTCGTGCAAATCCATCGGTACCTTTAGTCATTTTTATGAAGCCGCCGAATAATGATTGAATCACAAATATGACAATACGACCTAGTGTTATAATAATATTAAACACATTGGCCAATGTTCTTCCCAAATAAAACCAACCGGTATTATATTCGGTTACAGATCTTACTTTTTGTAGAAACTCGGAAATATAGTTGGCTACTGTTTTTAGCGGTAATAAAATAGATGTCGAAGTTTTTCCAACACTACTCATACCACTAGCCACATTTTTAAGAACCCATCCGACAGTAAGGAATATTTCACCAAATAACTTACCAAAACTTGTGATTGAACTAAATATCAAAGTATTGTTCTTTAATCTATTAGTAAAATCTTCTAATGCTTTTGTAACATTATAAAATGTCTTGGCAGATTGTTTATAGTCACCAATAACCGAACGGAATCCTTCACGGAATTTTGTCATCGCATTGAATACGATTTCAAAACTGTTTTTAATAGAATTGAATAGCGATTGTTGACCGCCTAAATCTTTCCATGTTTTGAGCATGGCATTTCGGTAGTTACCAAGACTACGTTCAATACCCAATACTTCATCCCAATATTTACCTTGATCATCATTGATAAATGGGTTGACAATATCACCGATACTTGTCCACATTTCTTTGGCTTCTTCAAATCCGCCTAGAAAATATTCCCAAGTTTGTGCCCATCCGGAACCAATAGCTTCCTGAACGGTATCCACCAATTGTCCGAATGATTTAACTTTAGTCGCGGCATCAAGCATCGATTGGTCTTCGGAGAATTCTCTCAAAGTTTCCAGCAAGACTTCAGAAGTCAACCAACCGTCTTTCAATGAGTCACGGAATGATTTACTCATATCACGAGCATGACCCATCTTCTCGGCCATTTGAGTAAGTCTATCTTGGAATAGTTTACCACCCATACCTGCGTTTACTACTGAGTTCCAGTCCTGAAGACCTACACGACCAGCAGCAAGTGCTTGAGACAACTGATACATTGCCGTAGAAGCTTGTTCTGTACTTGATCCAGAAGCAGCAGCCAAGTTGGAAATACCTTTAATGGCCGTTGCGGATTTGTCTAGACTAACACCCGCAGCAGTAAATGTACCAATGTTTTTGGTCATATCTGCAAATGAGTAAATAGTCTTATCCGCATAGTCATTAAGTTGTTCCAAGGCTCCAGATACTCGACGCATACGAGTAGAAGAGTCTGGAATTTCCCATTCGGTATTGGTCATGATTGTTTGGATTGATCCGAGTTTGTTTTTGTACTCAGCTAAACCATCGCCATAACCTCTAAAGAATTGTCCTGTGAATGACATTGCTTTCTGAAGCATGTTGCCCAAAACATTACCAACTGCAATATCCATAACAGACAATGAGTTTTGCACAGATGAAGCAGCTTTAGAAAATGCATTAGATAGAGGACTTGCATCGAATCCTCCAATTTTTGAATTCAACCCATCGATAGATTTAATCGAATTGGGAAATCCTTCGTGATTATCTGCCTTTTGGAAAATACCCTTAAGACGCGATAGAATAGACGATGTGTTAGCAGTCTTGCTAGCAATATCGGTATTCATTCTATCAATAGACCGTCCTCCTCCAGACATATCAATGTCCTGAGTGCTTCGTGAGAAAATTCCTTTAAGGCGAGATAGTAGTCCCTCAGACTTTTGCGTCGATTTTGAAATTGTGTCATTCATAGTCGACATGTCCGAAGCTATGTTCTTAGTAGCATCTTTACCGTTGACTGTAGCAAAAGCTTCTTTCAGTCTGTTGATTGCTGCAATCGCTTCGTCAGCATTCTTAGAAAAGCCTTTGTTGTCTAAGGTGACTTTGGCTACTTTTTCGTCTACATATCCAGCCATAGGTTACCTACCTTTTCTGCATCAATTTTTTAACAGTTTCTAAAGCCTGAGTATCAATTGAATCAATAGTTTTACCTGTCGAATTCATTTGACGTTTAGCTTTTGCAAAATTATCGGCAATTGTCGAAATCTTACGTTTTGTATCTGCTATAGATTCTGGTTTTCTTCGTCCAAGAATTCCAGGTTTTTGTTGAGCAATTTTCAGAATATTATCGGCATAAGAATCAGCATTTGATTTAGCAGTTTCTTTCGCGGCCTGTTTAGCGGCTTTCTTTAAAATTGCTTCGTCCATTTGTTTTGTAAAACGCTCGGTATCTTTACGATGAGCTTCTTTTACAACATCCTTAATTTTTCCGCCAAAACCTTTGATTTTTTGAGTTTTACCAGATTTTATCTGTTCATTAGTTTTACGGATTTTATTAAGCTGTTCTGCGGCTTTTTGCAATCTCTTTTGATCAAGATAACGAGAAACACCCTTGTATCCTTTATATCCTAGATATGTACCAAGTGCTGCACCACCTACGATAGCTGCAGTTTTAGCAGCTTTTTCAATTTTTAATCGTTTTTCGGTTTTAGCGGTAACGCTGTTTATATCATATCCTTTGGATAGGTATTTATTCATAAGATGTTCTCGACGATTTCTATGACCCCACTTCATACCTTTTATGCCGAAGTGTTGGATCGTGTCATTATATTTCATATGAATCACCTATTTGAAATAATCTTCAAGTATCTTATCGATAGTTTTCTTATAAACGGAATTTATAGCTTTGTCAATATATGGTCTTGGTGGAACATACCCTCCTGTTCCAGTACCGTGTCCGTAGTGAATTAGCATTGCTACATTGACTCCATTATTCAAATGACTATTGTATATCTCTAGATCTATACCTCGAGAAGTAGGTATCAATCTATAACCCCATGATTCGGCAGTTTCTCCAGAATCTTTTGGAGTAGCATCTTTCAATGCTTTAACAATAGCTTTGCCCAAAACATCCATATTGGTTGTTCTAGGTCTTGTTAAGATTTTTTCTAAATGTCCAAAATCTCCAGAAACAGATATAGCCATTATCTACCAATCCTTTCTGCGATTTTTATAAGTTGTTTTTCTTTATCTGCATCGCTTAATTTAGAGCTGGCTGAAACTTTTAAAACCTTATTAGTTAACAAATCATTATCCCTATTTCGTTTTAGGAGTTGTTTTGTTTCTTTATAAGATTTCTTAAGACTCTTTTTCTCGTTGCGATAAATCCTTCCCGCAGAATCAGCACCGGTCGCAATATCATAGGTCTTAGATCCTAAAATACCCGATACTCCATAATTGAGAAAATCTTTGTTTTTAGTAATAATACCTAATCCGAGAGATGCCAATCCGGAAGTTTTTAAAGATCTAGAAAACCTACCTGGACGATTTTTCTTATATCGACGTTTAGCTTCTTTTAAACGTTTCTTATAGTATCTTCTATTTCTGATTCTATCTAATGTATATCGGGTTCTTACACCCCATTTCATTCCTTTAACTCCGAAATGTTCGATAGTATCGGCAAATGAGACCGCAATATAATTATTTTCCATGCATTCTACTCCTTGCCATAGCTTCTTGTTTTCTTCGATTAGCAAGAACTGTCCTTCTATGTTCTTCCATAGCATCAGCTTGAGACATTTTCTTAGGAGGTTCTTGTAATGATCCAACACAATTTAGAAGCATAATCAATTTATTCAAATTTCGATATTCCCAATCAAATGGAATATGATTTAAAGCCATGAATGCATAAATTATTTCAGATGTGTAAATTTTCTTACGTTGATACCCTCCTCCAGAATTTTTAGACTCTGGCAATACTGTAGCTGACGGTGTATGTTTTAGATACTTTATGATTTCTTCTATATTCTCTTGAGAAAGCGAGTCGACATCAAATTCTTCATCACAAATAATTTTAATAAAGTCCAGCATTTCTTCTGGAGAAATATCTTTATCATTATCTATGAATCTTTTCTCATGTTTACTTTCCCACTTATCCAAATTCTTAAGAGTATATCTAAAGGTCAACTCTTTACCAGGAGAAGAAATAAATTCTTCTTTCTCGTCGTCCCAATATTCAGTATCATCGAGTCGCAAAGTTAGAAATTCTTGCGCCATTTTCACACCTCAAAAAATTTAAAAATAAAAGGGACATGCAATATGCACATCCCCTTACAGCTTCTTTTTTTTACTGAACAGCGCTCACAGCATTTTCAGCTTTGTTGATTCCACGAATATGAGCAGTAATTCCTGTAATGAATGTTTCAAGAACTTTGCGGCTTTCATCATGGAAGTCTTCAATCAAAGCATCGTATGCAAGAGATTGTTTGAATTCTTCGCGAATCTGATCGTTCTTGATGAAACGTTTACCGTCTTCAGAACGAATCCCATAAGCACTAATGACAATGTCATTAAGAATAGCATATACTTTCTCAATGTCCTTGTCTTCAACAAGTTTTTCGATATGCTTAGCCATGTCTTCTTTTCCATAGCGAGCTTGAAGATCGATCAATTCCATACGGTTAAGGTTGAAATAAAGAGTTTCGACTTGAGTTGCACCATCAAAGTCTTCGTATTGAACTTTCTGTTTTAGCATGTATGAATACCTCCTTTGTTAATTAAGACAACAATTCTTTAACTTTGTCTGGAAGCGGCAAGTACGCTTGTTCAGTTTCTGTACCGTACAAAGCGTCTTCCAACTTCTTAAGTTTTTCTGGTTCAACATCTGTTGACACGATTGTCAAAGTTGAAACAGGTTTGTGTCCTGTGAATTTAGCAGGAGTTGATTTAACTGACCAGCTTGGGTTTTGTGGTTCTGGTGATTCATTCACAGTACTGTAATCACGTTCTGATGGAGCAGCTTTACATCCGTACCACAAGTGGATCTTGTATCCAAAGTTTTCGCCTTTTACGTCATTACCAAGAATCGATTTGAATGCAAATCCAAATGGTTGACGAACTTGACCGTGAGCACGAAGACCTTTAACAGGTTCTGCCATACCGTCACAAGCATCAAATTCTTTTGGTGAACTGAATGCTTCAATAGTACCTTCAAATTTTTCAGGTCCTGTGATTGAGAAGAATAGAATGTTGTCAGCATAGTGTTCACTAGCTTCAGCACCTGTAGGGTTTTCTTTAGCAGAAGTGATACCGTTCCATGCCACACCTTTAGGGTAGTTACCGGTTTCATCTTGTGGATAAAGAACCGCTTCAGAGACACCGGTTTCATAGAAACGTTTTCCAATTTCATTGAATACGAGTTTTGCCATTAGGCCTTACCTCCAGTTGTAATTTCTAAGATTGTATGGTTCATGTTGTCAACAATGAACTCGTGTTGATATCGACAATGGGGGTTGTCCAATAATATATCGATTATCGGAGAATCCACACGTTTGTCAATAATTGTCAATTGATAAGTTTCATGCGAATAATATCGAGTATTGTCCGCATGTCGCTTATGGATACCATGTCGTCTATATAAGATACATGGGTATGTTAGTTTGCTACTTGAGTTTGGATTGTAGATGATTTTATATGATTCCCCAAGTTTAGTTACTGCTTTCTCCAGCAAGTCCTGGATATGCATTCGCTTGCTCATTATATAATCCTCCTAAATCCAAAATAATTCGTGGAGATTTAATAGCATAACGCTCAACCTTCCACTTCTGTCCCATGAAAGTAACATATAACAAATTTGTGATGTGCTTCATTAAGAATGGATGGGCAACGATTGAAAGACGATTGGTGATTTGAACATTGTCTATTGTAGATGTGCTGTTATTTTGATTACGAAACGTAGTATCGTTAATCAAGTCACCTTTGATAGGTTTGACAACAATCTTTGGTTCATAGACGCCAGGTTCTACTTCAACATCCTCCAATCGAAAACCTGCATTACCCGAATACTTCATTCTTATCCTCCAGGAACTCCTGCACGAGCAGCTTGAGCTCCGGCAGCTTGAGATTGAACATCAGCTTGGTGAGCACGAGGAGCAACAGATGCATCTGGAGTAAAGTATACCGCAGCTTTAGCACGAACAAGGGCACCAGACAAGCGAATTTCGATAAGGTATTTGTGTTTGTTGAAGTCGATATCGAAGTCTTCGAATGTGTTAACTTCTCCACCTTTGTTTGTACCGATTTGGTAGTCAGCAAGGTTAACCATGATCATTTCTTGTTCTTTGATAAAGTTACTTTCAACAATATCAGCAACACCCATCAATGATGCGAGGTATTCTTTGGTAGCAGGTTGTTGTCCACCAAATACCCAGTTACCGTTCTTATTGCGCAAGAAGCGAAGTTTAGTAAGGAACAATGGGTTGACATACAAAGTAGGAGTTCCAGAACCAAGCATCTTAGTCTTTTGCTCAGCAACGATTTCGAATACGTCCAACATAGCGTTTGGATTGTATTTGGCTTTGATTGTATAGAAGTCATCATCTTTAGAGATAGGACGAATCTTATCTTCTTTGATTTTGTCTTCTGAACCAGTTTCACGTCCGTCAGAAACCATGATTGCTTGCGCAATTTCATCGTTGAGTTTGATGCGCATTTCTTGACGGAAGAAAGCAGCTACGTCCAATTGTTGGCTGATGTCAATAAGGTCGTCACGGTCAATCGATTGTTTTTTATAGATTGTTTGAGGGTCGGTTTTACGAGAAAGGAATCCAATGATTTGTTCTTTCTTTTCTTTACCCTTGATGTAACCTTTAGCACGAAGTTGTTCGTCAGTAAGGTTTGTAAGGTCGGTCATAAGAGACTTAACAAAAGCAGTTGGTACTTTTGTAACGCGGCTAAGAATATGTTCTGTAGCAGTGTTAGGTGAGTAAAGTACTTGAATGCCACCTTGTAGGGCATGATCTGGGAACAACAAATCAAGGTTGTTCATTGAGTGTTTCAAAGTGTCACCGTGCTCAAATTCAGTCAACACTTGACTTAGTTTGCGACCTGAATCTTTAGCAGTAGCAAGAGCATCTTCAAGTGAGTGACGGAGTTCGTCAGTGTTGTTTGACACGTTTTGGAACGCGTTGTAGTGCATAGTGTTTCCTCCTAGGGCTGATTGTTCAATTTCTTCTTCATCTTCGCTATTAGCAAGTTCTTCAAGAATACTATCAACTTGATTTTCAACAGCAGCATCAAAGTTTTCAGCTACTTGATTTTCAAAGTTTTCCAAAGCAGAATCGGTAGATGCTTCAACCAAGATAGCAACCGCTTCTTGTTGGTCTGGAGTTAGTGTTGACAATACGTCATCAACAATATCAGTAGCTTCTCCTTCATCCGCGTGTTGGATACGGTCGAACAAGCTGATGCGTTCTTGACCTACCAATACATCTTGTGATGAGTGAATAAGTTCATTACTTTCCATAATGATTGTTTCTCCTTCTTCTGGATTTTGTGAGTGTTGTAGGACTTCGGTAATAACCGCGCCTGGATTTGCTCCAGCTACAACGAGAGATACTTCATAGATATTTCCATGAATAACGTCATTACTTGGGGTACGTTTGATACGATTAGCCCCAATAGACATGGACCAGATGTCTCCGTGTTGAACGAGTTCTTTAGCTTGTTGCGCCGATGGCGTACCATTAAAGAATCCTTGTCCATAGACACCGTCGTTAGCATTATGTAGCAATACATGACCAATGATGTTGTCTGGATTACTATGATCATGCGACCATACCAGAGGAACTTTTTGACCATCATTACCAGCAAACGCGCCATGTCGGATAATAACACCGTCGGTACAACGGGTGTCGTTGCGAGTTACGTAACCCGCGAAGTCATACTCGGGATGTTTGCTCATTCCATGATTTTCCTCCATTATTATTTGCCGCCATTTTGAAGATTTTCTTCGCTGTACTCAGGAGGGTAATCAGAGTAAGCTTCCTCTTCAGGGGACCCGACCGACCCAGGTATAGAAACATCTTGTCTTGCATCAGAGATGTTCGGATTGTACAATTGATCGGCCATAGGATCTTCGATAGGTCCATAACCAATAATGGCACGAAACTCGTTTGATGTAAGAATTCTGTTTCGCAATAATGAATCGCCAATTGTAGCCAATTGACCTGTAGGTACAAGTTTGAAAGGATTACTGTATGTATCAATTCTATGCCCTTGTGTGTAACCGGTTCTAGTGATGAATTTACGTTGGAATTCTTCTTTAATTCTGGTCACAATAGGATCAATAGTTCGAGTATAGTAATTTTGCATTTGATCGGCACTAGCTGTTCCATCTAAAATAGCTTTAGTTAATCCCAGTTGACCTAACAATTCTTCGGTTAAGTATTTAACCTCATCCATAAGATTGGAATTGATTTGTCGGTTAAGCTGGGTGATTTTCTCATCGGCACCAATATATGCAATACCCATTTTAGAGTCTTTCAATTGACCTTCAATATCCCCGATACGAGCATTCGCTTCATTTCGTTTGAGATCATTTCGAACGGGATTGGGCAGTTGAAGAATGATATTCCATTTGTTAGAAATCAACTCCAAATCTTGCTTATCCAAAATCGAAAGTTTTTGAATCAAACGAGTCATAGTAGGATTCTCGGTTCCAAGGATATTAGCCAAAGGATTCTCAATAATCGCACACATTTTCTTCGGTACAATTATCTCGGAGAATTCTCCCTTAGCCTCATTATAAATTTTTACCCGGATTTTAGTTGGAAACCATTCCATTATTTTTCCGACACGCATAGCTTTGATGTCGTACGAATCGGACTCCATAGGATTAATTGTTGCCTCCAAAGGGACTGCAGCAACTACTCCTTCATCAAATAATGAATAAACCAAATCATGGAAGAAATCTGTGCTAGATTGATCCACATTCATTTCTACTTCAAACAATCGTTGAAGAGAAGAAGTCCTTTGAACTACTTGATTTTCTTTTTCCATATCAATCTTTACATGTTGAAATTTAACCATAGATGCATCAATAGCAATACGATTAAAAATCATGGAGGAAATTGCTGATCTAGAAAAAGTTCGAGTAGGGATTGAATTGTTTGGATTCAACGCCCTAGGTTCGTTAGGAATCTGGAATACTTTTTCGGTTTCCACAAATGATGCGGAATCAGTTTTAAACATAGACCAAGCATGCTTTAGTCCATCGGTAAAAGTGCCCATAACTAAATATGCCTTTCTATCCAAATAAGTCTTGGTTACGCTTATACGCAACCCAAGCATCGATTAACGCAGCAACGTTATCGATCTTCTCATCAGAACGACGTTTAGATAACTTGTGGTTACCGTTGTTGTCCTGAATTGCAACAGTATTACCCATTGCAAATTTCATTAATTCTTCGTCGAATATTAACATACGTTCCATAACCAAATTCTTTAATTCTCCCATCGGTACAGATTCAGTTTTAGCACCCTGAATAACTTTCTCAACACCGTATTCACCATTGTCTCGAACCCATCTTTCGACGAATTCTCTAGCATTATACGGGTCATATCCAAATGCGTAAACTGTATATTTGTGTTGGTATACGAAGTTGTATATATCATCATACACTTGTTCCATATCAAGAATAACTCCAGGTATAACAACAAGTGTACCCTCAGAAATCAATTCGTCATACTTATTGCGCATTGCGGAAGTTAGTTTTCTTAATTTAGACTCACAAACATATGATCTAGTTTTAACGCCGAATCGTCCATGACCAAGAGGAAATAGAAATGTGAACGCACAGAAGTCATCACCTTGTGATAAGTCAGCACCCAGGGCGCATTCCAAGCCATCAAAGTTTTGAGGTCTGTGCGGGATTGTCTCTTCATAAACGAAGAAGTAAGTATAACCCTCAACTGGTATTCCGAAACGTTTAGCGAGAGTATCTGAACGAGTTGCCGGTTGATTTTCGGCGCGTTCTACTTCGTCTCGATATGTTTCATAAGTTACAGTAGCTCCAAGATTAGGATTTGCTTTCATCCACAACTCGGGATTAGCAACTTCTCGTACATCATCCAGTCGATAATACCAAATAGATACGTGAGGGTTAAAATATCGACCTTCCAAAATATCCATAAGCTCCATCTTGATAGTATCCCCGACACCATCACGAGCAGTCCCTTCGGAAGATGTAGCGATTATGAGATAATTGTCGTTTTTACTTGCACCCTGTTGAATAGCACCGATTACGTCTTCTTTGACTTCACCAGATAGCCATTCATCAACAGATGCATACTTACAACGAAGACCTTGAAGTTTGTCTCTTGACATTGGACGAATCTCCAATAGACTATTCGTTGCAAAGTTCTCAACACCCTTCTTGGTAGATGCCAATAATTGCTTTTTGGTTAAGTTTCCGGTCATTTTAGAACCTTGCGTCATATAACCAATTAGCGGACCTTTAGCTCTACTCAACGCAGTCCTGAATGGACCCATAATTTCTTCGGCCTGTTTCATTGTAGGTGCAGTAACTATTTGGTGAGTTGTAGCAGTGTCAATTAGTAGCATGTATGCTTGCATAAATGTTGAGTATAGTGATTTTGCAGCTCCACGTCCGACAATAAGATACTGTCTGTTTGTGAGTCGCTTGAATTTCTTTCGGATCTCCCACTTTCCAAGTTTTGGATTGTAGACATTATCATCAGAAATGTAAAACCACGCTAGGGCGCATTCTGCCCATAATCTAAAGGACGGCAAGAGAGTCACATCCCCTCCGTCGGTAAGGGTCATTTCGTTTTCACAAAATCTAATAAACCCTTGAATCGCTTTGTCGTCATAGTAATAATCCGGAGACTCAATTAAGAAGTCAATTCGGTTCATTTCCAGAGAGACCGTGCGATTAACCGGAATTTCACCTCTCAGAACTGCTTCTTTGAACTTCATATATTCTTCCGGATAAGCTTTATTAGATAATACCATAAAAGAAAAATGCCCCTAACTAAAAGCCCCAAATACCTCGAACTTTATTAATGGCTCCTTGATTTTCTTCTTTCAATTTTCGGAGCTGATCTAAAGTAACATTAGTTATAGGAGAATACTTATTCGTTTTGTTCTTCATAAGATCTCCAACAATAGTCTTGACACCAGTATCAATAACTGAATTAGTCACTGATCGTCCAATGTCTTTAGCAAACTTACCATGTTCTTTCTTAGGTTTACGGGTATCGGCAATTTGGTTTGCACGCCGTACTTGTTCGGCGAAATCATTCTCCATACGTAGTCGTCTTGTTGCTGCTTGAAGATCATGTTCTGTCATCGAATGACGTTTATGGTACTTCATGTTCCAAGCTTTACGAGCAGCTTTACTTTCTTTTCGAGCTTGTCTCGTCTTAGAATGCAGCCATTTTGAAGGACTTCGTCTGAAACCCCATTTCATTCCTTTAATTCCGAAATGTTCGATAACATCATCAGAACTATTAGTTTGAATAGCATGGAGAAGATCTTGATCTACATCATTCATTAGATCCCTCCCTATTTTGTAAGATTATTCGATGTGCGGTCGATTGTAATGATCTTTCTAGAGAAGTTAGAATACTACCTACAGGAGGATCGAACTTCAAACGAATTGATACAAGCACATATTGCTTAACCAATCGAACAAGATTCGGATCTTTATTAGGAATCAATGACTCCCAAGTAGCATCTTTATTAGCTTCGAAAGTTAATTGGACATTTGTAAGTTGAGATAACTCACCGACAATTCCATCCAATTCCAATAACAATCGATCATCATATCCTGTATCTTCTTCGGAAGCGAAATCTACAGATGTCTTAATATCATTAAGAATCGTCATATAGTTCACCTACCATAATTTAGTATCTCCAGGAGCTCTTTCAACATAGTTCATTGATTGAACTCTACCAAATCCATAATGGATTATATTATGCGTATTATATGATGTTGTGATTAATAGATCTGGGTTTAGGATAATGTCTTCGCGCCATTCTAATATGTCTTCTTCAATTAGAGGAATCATATGATGGACTAGAGGAGGTCCCTCTATTTCAACATCTTTAACACCTAAGTCGTATCCTAAATCACGAGCAATAATATAATCACGCATATCTCTCCAAATTCTAGATTTGTAGAAAGCGTTTGAAATTTCTCTAGGAGATTTGTATCCTCGATTAATGAGAGATAAGAAATTTAGTCTATCACCAAAATTATCGAAAGTCAAAAGTTTTTTATAGCTGAGATCACGTAAGTTTTCTCGGGTGTAATCATTTTGAAACATTTTTATAGTTCTTCGGATGGCGCATAGCCACGAATAGCAGCAATGACGGCCTCGCTGTCGCCCTTTCCTTTAACTTCACTTTCGATTAATTCGATTTTAGAATCCGATAATTTTTTATTAGATCTCATCGCTTCGAGTTGTAGCTCACGCTCAGCTGTACCAAATCGCAATAAAGCGTTTAAGGTACTTGGGGCTATTGTGCCATCGTCTAGCTGTTTATTTGCTAAATCAAATGCTTTAATGGTGAGCTTGTTTAACATACCTTCCGGAGTTAATCCGGGAGATAAGATTTTTACATCACTTCTCTTCCGTGCCATTATCAGTCACCTCACTTGTTTGAGATTGCTGAAGACGGCGAAGTTCTTGAACGGCGTGTTCAATATAATCAGAAGCTTGTTCTGATGTAAGCTTAACGCCAGTTTCTGATGCGTAAGACAATAGTTTATCCAAAGCTTCTTTTTTCTTAGAAGTATTTTCGATCAACATGTTGTCTAAAGCTGAAACAATAATTAATGCTCGCTCGGCGAGAGTAACTACTGCTTTACTGTGTGTTGCGGCTCCTAGATACTTAACTAGGTTTAGTACTACTGGAGCAAATACGATAACTAAAGTTACCAATGTGATAATATCATCTACTGCAATTGTCATTTCTCATTCTCCTTACTTGAAGTGCGCAGTTCATCTATATAATCATTGACCATTCTTGACACATACGAGTTGTATCCTTTCTCGGTGTACTGATCATATAAATAAAGAATCTCTTGCTCTGATAATCTACCAGAATGAATACCGGTGATTATTTGGAGCCTAAGAAAGTCTCGTTCTTGATTCTTATGCATCTCTTGAAAGCTTACTGTTAGAGCATTAATAGAATTTTTAATACCATTAATCTCATCATTCTGTTTAGCTTCTAAGTCGACCCATACTTTTTTAAAGGCTTTGATGCCAACTTTATAAATAGATGCTCCAACTCCAATGTAAACACCGATTTGACTAAGTACCTCAGGAGATATCAACCACATTAATAGTGCTTTGATATGCTCTTGCACTTCATTGTTCATGGTTTACCCTCCTTTATCCATACATCACCCATAGATAGTAATCCCAATTTAGGACTTTTTACCACTCCGGAGAAATTTAGGAGAGGTGGGGCGATGCAAAAGGGTCGAAAAATTTTGCGACCCTCCCCCTATGGGGGTGTGAAATTATTCTTCTGATTTCTTATCTTCAGAAGTTGGTAGACGAATCGGTGTTTGTGTATCTGTACGACAAACTGTCCAAACATCTTCGATTGGACCTTCATCAATAATTAAATTGATAGCCATAGCATGACGTTGAGCTTCTTCGACTTCATCTAACACATCATCAGTGTTACCAATGACAGCTGCTAGCAGTTCTGATGTGAAGTAACCATTGTCTTCATCCCACTTCTTCCATGAATCAAAGTCAGAGAAAGGATTGTATGGATTGTCGTAAGTAGTTAGCATAGTGTTAACTACTGTTGTTGCTTGTAAGTAATCTTCCATAACAGTTGTCTCTCCTTTCTACTAGACTAGGTTCTGGATGGTAGAGATGCTAACGCCAAGAGCTTCAGCTACATCAGCATAGCTATGACCATTACGAATCATAGTCTTAGCTCTAGAGGCATTAGATAGACTGAGAGCCTTCTCTTCTCTAGGTGTAGCTAACTGTTTGACTCTATCTGTGTTGGCGAAGCGCAAGATGTCAGTAAGCATCTTAGTACTAACAGCACCAGACTGAATAGCTTTCCACTCATCATCTTCAATGTTGATACGAGTCTTGGCTCCATCAGCACCAGTCTGTATACGGGCAGCTGCAATAGCCTGTTGTTTAAGCTTCTTGAGTTGGTCCTTCTGCATGTCAGGATCTCTCTTTTCAGCAATCACTTTGTTAGCAATTAGCTGGGCTTGCCTTTCTCTAGGAGAGTTGGCTAGAGCTGTGTTAAGCTTGTGTTGTAGAGACTCTACCTGATCACGGTACTTAAGCTTAGCCTCTTTGTTCATGACCATGTTAGGAGAAGACTCAACTACCTTGTTAGCTTTGTCTCGCATCTTACCTAAAGCATTGATGTAATCCCCATACATGTTTTCTATAGGGGTGCCGGAACCAAGGGTCTTAGCATCTTTAACCATTTCCACAACATGATCTGTTGAAATAGTCTTTGTCTTCTTAACTTTAGGTGCGAGTCTAGGATTGGCAGCAAGCTCTTCTGGGGTTCTATCCTTGTACCATGTTTCTAGGGTACGGTGTTCCGTTTTGGATCTAGAAATAAGAGTGGAGGCGCCCATTTTTGTAGTGCCAGAAATAACATCATGGTGCTCTTGATATCGTTTTCTTAATTCTTTTATTCCATTTTCTCTTTCGGAACGTAAATAATCTAGATTATGTTTTTCGGCATCGATAACAACCATTGAATGTTTTACCGCACGAGCAATCTCAGAATTACTTGCACCTTTAAGAGTCATGTCAGTAATAAGATTGGACACTTCACCCATTGTCTTCTGCTTGATTGTCCAGTTACCTTTTGAATCTCGCTTAAGAATGTTCTTGTCCGGAGAATAATACTGATTAGTATCAAAGTTCTTTAGCTCCTTCAATGAACGACTTGTCTTAATACCGTTTTTATTATTAGGAATAACCATAACAGTATCTCCGTCAAAGTCTGCTCCCGACAATTTGCTAGCAACAGATGAGTCAATACCAACTGCATCTTTGGCACCCTTCATAAATTTAGCAGGACCATTTCCAAGCTTGTTATTTACAGTGAGTTCTGGTAGTTCAAATATTCCTCCATGAGGATAACGAACAAGAACAACTTTCTCACCGTTCTTAAAGTTTGGTGCATAGATTTCGTTAGCTTTAATACCAGATAAAGGTAATAATACTTGACCACGCATTCGATCAAAACCTGTTAGTTTCAAATTATGACGTTTGGTTGTTAAACCATTTGCAAAATCTGCCATCATAATTCTACGGACTACAGGATTATTTAAATTAGCTATCTCATCAAATTCTTTCTGTAATTTTTCATACGTCTTTTGAATTCGACCTTTAACTAATATGGGTGGCTGCTTAGAAACAAACTGAGAAGATAAGGTTTTAGACCAAGTTCCCCAGTCACCTTCTTCATTAACTTTGTTGATAGCTCCTTTCTGCCCATTAGGTTTGATTTGAGCGCCAAATGGATTATCGGGATCATCTTTAAGTTTCTTAAGAACATCTTCTTTAGGAGTTCCTTGCTTTTTGTTGGTGTTGAAAATAACGTCGACGCCTTTAGGGAAATCTTTTGGATATCCATAAACAGCCATACCTTTAAGATAATGAGTTCCTCCAACACCAATACGCACTTGGGCATATTTGGAATTACCTAAATCCAAATCTTTAACACCCGGACGAAGTTCCATGACACCATCTTTGTCGGTTCCGCCCTGTTCGTCATATCGAATACCAACACGTTTCCAATCGAGATGTTCAATTGGCTTTAAACCTAATTTAGTTGTTCCGTCTTCAGTCTTATATAAATTAGGTGGTTTGATCTCGTGTTTATGTTCTCTTACAATATCGGGATTTGGTTCTTTAGTCAAAACTTTCATTTCAACCCAATGGTCGTCGTTTGTGGCATTCTTAACATATACTTTATGCATATGATAGCCGTCAGCTTCAAGTTGTTGAACTGCACGTTTAAGAGTATTTTCTTTAATACCTAATTGTTGTGCGGCACCTAAACCAACGTCAAGATATGGATTTTCTTCAATCAAACTTTTCAAATCAGATTTGACTTGTTCCATTCGATTGACATTATTTCTAACTTGTTCATTAAGATTCATTCGAACAGTTGATTCAGGTAGACCGGTTCTACGAGATATTTCGGTAGGACCGTAACCTTTTTCGTGAAGTTCCATAACCATAGATTGATTTCTTAAACGAACAGTTTGATTAGCAATGGTATTTCTAGCTCGAAACTCGGTTGTAGTAATACCAATCTTTGCGGCAATCTGAGTGTCAGTTAAACCGTTTTTACGATATTTTGCAACAGTGTCTGACCACGAGGTTGCACGCTGATATGAATTTTCACCAGAACCCCAGGCATAGCGTCCACTATGAGGAGTGTTACCTTGATGTGGGGTACCTTTATGAATTAAGTATTCTTCAAGATCCATACTATGCCTTTCTATTCGGGTTTTCGTTCAAGAATTGCCGAAAATTCTTTAATTGTGTTGTAAACATCATACACATCTTCCGCTTCAGGAATATATGTATCGATTTTGTTACCTTGGTAAATACGCAATTCGAAATCTACTCTTTCTGGTTTCTGACCATACTCCAAGCAGAAATAAGCAGCGTAAACAAGAAGTTGTTCCATTTTTGGTTTAGTCTTGCCTGTTTTCAAATCATGAATCCTAAGAAATCCACGAGGATTATCTTTTGTTGGTGGATCATAACGAATTGCATCGGCAGTGCCAAAAGCATAAGGACTGTAAAATAACAAGACTTCGCTATCCATACGATATCCGATTGCATCATTAACAAAATTTGCAACTGCGGGATGTGTATGGCCTGGCTCTAATCTAATTCTATGTTGAATAGATAAGCTAGCGAACTCGTGAAGTTCTGTACCTCTTTGTTTAGCCTTCTCATTTTCAAAGCGTTCAACGAGTTTTTCCGGATCATAATTAAGCCAATGACATTGACTGGCACTAAGGAAACTATGATGTCCTTCGTACTCGGGATGCTTGTTCCATCTCATTCAATATAGCCTCCTTATTTTCAGGATAAATGGTTCTTGCCCAACCGCCTGTTGAATTATACTTGTTTAAGTAATATTCTTGATTAGGACGATATGGTGCAGTTCCACTACGTTTAACTTCTAAATGATAGGAATATGGACCAAGGTCTACTGATAAGTCAGGTATTCCTTGAATATAACTAGAGTCATTCTTTTTGACAATAGCATCAGGAAAACGACTTTTAATATCCTTGATTAGTTCTCTTTGGAAATCGCGCTCCAATCTGGACATATATTTGTCACCCAATTCCTTTCATTGAATTTCTTTTTAGATTTTATAGACCTAGATATTGCGTCATCAATTGAAGCCGGGCTTTTGAAATATACATAATAAAGATTTTCAAAGGAGGTATTCACGCGATTGATTCGACCTTCTGACTGGTCCATTATCCTGTATGAATAGTTTAGGGAAAAGAATAGAATGCTATCAGTAGTTATGCAATTCCATGCCTCGGCTCCTGCGGTGTACTGCACTAAATATATCCACGAGTCACTGTTTGGTATAGTTTCGTGCTTACTGCCGTTGTATTGATAATACGCTCTATTTAATTCTCGACAAATATCTTTCAAGATGTCGAGCTCATAGATATAGTTATAAAACACGATTACTTTATCACGAGTTGCTATTTCATTCTTGACAGCTTCTTTTCGCCTGTCTGAAGAATTAACAATTCGTCTTAAGACTTGAGTAAATTCAGAGGCATTAGTTATAGGTGCTTCCGTATATGGATTGAACCTTGACTTAACGACCATAGAATATAAGTCTTTATCAAAAGATGTGTTAATCGTGAGTCGGTTAACTTTAGTTTTTCTAAAGTCTTCCATAGCCACAACCAAACTTCTACGGAGTCTATCTAAGCGGTCTACTCCATGATATCGTTTGATCTGTGGGAATTTTGAATATGGATTGTATTCGACATGCATATCAACAAACTGAGATTTATTCTTGTAAAATCCGTTCGCTATAAATAAACACATCCAATCTATCCATACATCACCAGGCGTTGCTGTCAGCATTATCCATTTATTCTTTCGGGCAATCTTAATAAAAGACATCCCCCACGAACCATAACCGATTGCTCGTTGTTCATCGAATAAAAAGAATGCGTTTTCAACATCAGTGTATTTGGTGATATTATTCCAAGAATCAACCACACCTGTTATACCAAGAGCTTCCATATCTCTATGCCACTCTTTATCGTTTCGCTTTTTAGCTACTGTGATAATATACAATGGTAAGTCTTTGTGATTCTTCAAATAATAAAACAGGCCGGTAAAGGATTTACCAGAACCGACCTTCCCTAACAATACGGAACCATTATGCAATCTATCAACTGCCTGACGTTGATAGTCGTATAATTCAATTTTATTAGAAGCCATATTTACGACGGAGTGGGTTGTCCACTACACGAATATAAGCATTCTTAAGGTTGAGACGAGCATACTGTCCATCTGGACTTGGGTCTCGTCGAGCAATAGTCATATCACAAATTGATATTTCCAGGTCATCAATAAGTGATAGCTGCGACTCTTCAGTAAGGTACATGCGATCACGAGGATCAATATCCGCATCGACCGGAGTATTACCATTATCATAAATAATTGCAATACTTGGTAGGTTGAATTGTGTATACACACGGACCCTGAAGAAATAAGCAGGTTCAAAGATGTCTGGATTTTCTTCCATCT